ATGACCGCCTTTTACGGCCTGCGCCGCAGCGAGGCGCTGGGGCTGAAATGGGACGCCATCGACTTTGAGCGGGACACCATCACCATTAAGCACATTGTAACCAACGCAAAGATAGACGGCAAATGTGAAATCGTCTGCGCAGACCGCGCCAAGACGAAATCCAGCCTGCGCTCCCTGCCGCTGGTCAGCAACATCCGGGAAAAGCTGCTGGCGCTGAGGGAGCAGCAAAAGGAGAATCGGCGCGTATGCGGAAATTGCTACAGCAAAAAGTATGACGGCTATGTTTTTGTGGATGCCATGGGCAATATCTTCAACCCCAGAAGCGTTACCGCCAATTTCAGCAAGCTGCTGGAGCAGAACGGTCTGCGGCACATTCGCTTTCACGACCTCAGACACCCGTATGTCAAGCCCACGACAAAAAAATTTATAACTTTTTTTGAGGCTTTCCGGGCAGCCATATAGCCACCCGCAGCTCTTTCATACGGCACTCATGCCTCCTTTCCCGATTCGTCTATTCCCAAGAAATCCTGCGTCACATATTCAATCTCAATCCGATTCCCCGGAAAAATATAAACCTTACTAATAAGCCTGTCAATCAGGGCTTGTGTCAGGGTGTCGGCGCTGCCTACTTCCCGGACAATTTCCCGCTGTTTCAGCTTTGCCTCATAATCACTCTGTATCTGTTTGGTCTGTGCGGTAATAGCAGCATGGACATTTTTTGCCTGCACCAGCTCCGCATCATATACCGCCTTGCGCTCCTGATAGGTTTCCAGGTCAATCTCTCCAAGCGCATACTGTTCATAAAGCTGCCGTTTGCTGTCCTGGATAGAGTGCAGCTTTTCTTCACGCTCGGCCTGCTGGATCGTCTGCAAATCCAGCTTGTCCTTGCTGCTGTCAATCCCCAATGCCGGCCCCATCTGTGCACGGGTCGTATCAAAGACCACCTGCTCCAACTCCGACATTTTGACCTTTACGCCATAACAGGGAAGTTCTTTTGCTACCTCGGAATGACGGCAGTAAAACCATGCCCCGTTTCTAAGTGACATGGCATGGTCGCAGCAGCCGCAGAATACTTTCCCGCGGAGAAGGTAGTCACGCCGCTTTTTATTCGGAAGGGAAAAACGCCTGATCGAAGCATTGGCTTTCTCAAACAGCTCCATGCTTACGATTGCCGGGTGGTGGTCTGGGATTTTGAACCACTCGCTTTCATCTTTTAGCTGGACACGCCGGCTGCCGATTTCCCTGACCTTGCGTTTCCCGATTACATAGGTACCGATATACCGCTGATCCTCCAGCATCCGAAGGACTGTTGAGCTGCTCCAGACGCCATGCGTCCGGGAAACATTATAGTGATCCTTGCCTTTACTTTTCCGGTATTCTCCAGGCGTAGGGATGTTCATGGCATACAGTTTTCTTGTAATCTCGGCGGCTGTATTTCCGTCAGCCGCCCATTCAAATATCTGCCGGACAATCCCTGCAGCGTCCTCGTCCGGCTCCATACGCCCGTCTGCGCTCTTGCGGTAGCCATAAGGACAGATAACACTCTGATATTCTCCCCGGCGCATTTTCGCATATTTGGCGCTTTTCGTTTTCATGGACATATCCCGGCTGTAACATTCGCTGATAAGGTACTTAAAGGCAACGTCAATCCCGCCGGTATCGCCTTTGAAATTGGCGGTGTCAAAATCATCACTGACAGAGATAAACCGGGTGTGGTAGAGGGGAAATACCCGCTCAATGAAATATCCGGTTTCAATGCTGTTACGGCCAAACCGGGAGAGGTCTTTTACGATAATGCAGTCAATCTTCCCGGCCTGGACCATCGTCAAAAGTTCCTGTACCGCAGGGCGCTCAAAATTCGTACCTGTATGGCCGTTATCAACAAATTCCAGCACTTCGCCGTTATCCCATTCCGGCAGCGACATGGCCTTTTCCCGGAGGATCAGTTTTTGGTTGGGAATACTCAAACTTTCAGTCTTAAAGTCCTCCACGGACAGACGGATATAAAGGGCGATCACATATTTTTTGTGCATGGTTCCACCGCCTTTCCCTGAAATTCATTTTTGAACCGGAACATTACATGGATATTCCGCTCATGGTCGATCTCGATCCGCTCGATGAGCCGTTCAATCAGCTCTGCCGTCAGCACATGGTCCTGTGCCAGCGACTTGGCATCTTTTTCCATTTCCCGGTAGCGTATAAGCTGGCTGTCCAGAACATCCATAGATTTTTCGAGCGCTTCAATCCCACCGGACAGCTCATGGATGGATTGTTCATAACCTGTTTTTAATTCAAAATATTCCTCGCCTGTCAAAATGCCCTGTACAAAATTTTCATACAGTCCTTGGATCAGCAAACGCTTTTTCTCGATTTCCTGCCTTTGGGTTGACATCTGAGCTTTCAGCTTATCTTTTTCCTGTTTCTGTCTTGCCTCCAACTGAAAGAGAGGGAGGGACATCCCAAGGGCAACGGCCAGCTCTTTTTCCAGAATAGATGTAACCGTAGCGATCAGTTCCGTTTCCGGCATCCTCACGCCTTTACAGCCTTTTTGCTGTACCCGGCTGTTGGTAAGGCAATGAAAATGGTAAACATCCGGGCCTTTTTTGCGTTTCTCCCGCTGCCGGTGAAGGCTCCTGCCGCAGTCTGCACAGAATACCTTTCCTTTGAAAATATTCGGGGTATAGGGTTGTTTGGAAACCGCCCGGCTTTCCTCACATACCTGTTTCCGGTATTCCTGCACCGCTGTAAAAAGTTCCCGGCTAATGATTGGTTCATGGGTGCCTTTCGCAACAATCAGGTTGTCCTCGCCGGCTTTAACCTGCTGGTGGTCTACAATCTTTGTCTTGCCCTGCACTAAATCACCGGTATAGACTTCGCTTTCCAGAATCTTCATCACTGTGCGGGTCTGCCATTTACCGCTCCCGATTAGGCCGGGGCTGGTAATCTCACCGGTGGATTTTTTGTAATGGCTAGGCGCCGGAATCCCCATCTCGTTTAAGTTAAGGACAATCCGATTCAGCGAAACCCTGTCATGTGCCCATTCAAAAATCTGCTTCACCACAGGGGCAGCAGTTTCATCAACCAGTAGCTTATGGCAGTTATCCGGGTCTTTCCGGTAGCCGTAGGGCGCCCGCCCGCCGATGTAATCGCCGTCTTTCATGGCCTGCCGTGCCTGGGCTTTGATCTTCCGGCCAATATCCAAAGCGTATGCCTCGTTTATCATATTCTTCAGCGGGAGCATAATGCCGCCGTGGAGATTGCCGGGGTCTGCCGTATCAAACTGGTCCGTCACCGCGATAAAACGGACATTGTGGGAATAAAAATACTGTTCAATGTAGTAGCCGGTGTCAATGGAATTACGCCCTAACCGGGAGAGATCCTTGACGATCACACAGTCAATATGACCTGCCTCAATATCCGAAAGCATCTGCTGGAAACCGGGGCGGTGGAAATTCGTGCCTGTCGCCCCGTTGTCGATATAGGTATCGTAGACAACGAAATCCGGCTTGTCCGCCAGGAAGTCATTCAGCACCAGCTTCTGGTTCTCCACGGAACAGCCGCGTTTCTTGTTATCTTCCACAGAAAGACGGATATACAGCGCCACATGCACATATAAGGACGGGGCCGGCATGGAAACCACCGCCTGTTTCCTGCTCTTTCTTGCCATTTAGCCCACCTTCCTTTCTTCATTATGCGCGGCAATCTGTTCCGCCAGGGAAACCGCTTTCTGGTATTCGTCCTGATAGTTAAATTCAATGTGCAGCTCGTCCTTGCCCATGACCCGTATGCTGCGGATAAGCTGCATGACCGCCCTGCGGTCAATATCCTCCATTGTGGAGAATTGCATGAAATGGTTGATCCAGCGGTTCCGCTCGCTGCGGTTCTCCAGTACGTCCGTCAGCTTTTCGTTCCACTCGGCGATTGCTTTCTGCAGCAGCTCAATATCCGCATTGTATTTCCGCTTATAAGAAAGAAATTCTTCTTTGGTAAGGATCCCGCTCACCAGGTTTTCATAGAGCTTGGCTTTGAAGCCTTCCGTCTGTGCCACACGTTTTTCATTTACCCTGATCTGCGCGGCGTATTCCTGGGCCAGCTCCCGGTTGATACGTTCCTGGCTGATACTGGACAGCAGAGCATCCAGGGAGGCGACATTCTCAATATGGCCTTTTAAGCTGTCCTGCACGCACTCGATCAGGTCAGATTCCTTTACCATGACAGAGGATGTGCAGCCGTTCTTTTTCCCGGTCGGGCAATAGTAATAATGGTATTCCTTATCCTTATAGCGGTTGGTCTTGCGGGTCATGCGGCAGCCGCAGCAGCCACAGATTAAAATGCCGGAGAACAGATATACTTTGTCTGACTTCGGGGAGGTCCGGGTGTCAATCCTGCGGAGCCGCTGCACCAGGTCAAAATCATGCTTCTGTATGATGGCTTCATGGGCGCCCTCTACCCGGATCCATTCAGAGGAAGGCTTATCCTCACGCTCTTTCAGTTTGAAGTGAGGCGTGGTCTGCTTTCCCTGAACCAGCGTTCCGGTATAGGTTTCATCCTGCAAGATACGGATAATAGTAGTAGCGGACCATTTACAGTCCTTGCGATCCGTATAGCCGCCTTTTGCATGTGGCATCCCATTGTTCCGCTTATATGCCAGCGGGGAGAGTACGCCCATCCAGTTCAGCTCGTCTGCGATATGGGAAGCGCTGAACCCCTCCAGACGCTTTCTGAAAATATCCCGCACCACATTGGCGGCATATTCGTCAACTTCCAGGCTCTTATGCTTATCACCGACTTTTATATAGCCGTAAATCGTAAAGGCTCCTACAAAATCGCCGCTGCGCCGTTTCACTTCCAGGGCGCTCCGGGTCTTGACGGAAATATCCCGGCAGTAAGCCTCGTTCATAATGTTTTTCACGGAAACCGTGAGGTCATCGGCAGCATCGTTTTCCGTGTCCACGTTATCGTTGATGGCGATAAAGCGCACACCGTAGGCCGGAAATACCCGGCGCATATAGCGGCCGGTCTCTATGTATTCACGTCCCAGGCGGGAGAGATCCTTGACAATTACACAGTTGGCCTCGCCCTGTTCAATCATACGCATCATTTCCTGAAATGCCGGGCGGTCAAAAAGGACACCGCTGTAACCGTCGTCAATCTTTTCTGCCACGACCTCAATCTCCGGGTGCCGGGCAATGTAATCATCGATCAGCCGCCGCTGGTTGGCGACGCTGTCGCTTTCCGTCGTCTTGTCATCGGTATAAGAAAGACGGATGTACTTGATTGCTTTGTAAACCTGCATAAAAAAACACTCCTTTCTTTGCGCAGAAAAATCCCCGCAATTCAAGAAGTGTGGCTGTGCCGTATTCAATTCCTTTTCCGATTCTTATTCTACCACGCCATTGCGGGAAAGTCAGCCCCTTTCCTGAAAAAAATCTGGCCTACCGCAGAATCCCTTTGATACATTCCTCCAGGGTGGCGCCTCCTGCTGCAAAGCTGGCCTGTACAGTAAAACGTCCGCATTTAAAGCGGTAGGGATCCTTGATCTGCCGTACAAATTCCGTGATCCGTTCCTCACGGGAAAGTTCCTTATTGACGGAAACTTCCCGGATGTCAACCAGTGCGCCGGTACCTCCGGCAGCAGTCATATTTTCCATGATACCAACTCCTTCCTGAAAATTTCTGATTATCAAAACCACATGAATAAGTCGGGCCTGCGCTCTTACAGTCACAGACCCGGCCCATTGTATCTGATTTCGATTAGCTGCCGTATTTGCCACGCCCCCCGGCAAGCCCTGAATAAACAGGGCGGGACTGTTACAGGCTGCGGATAGCGTCGCCGCATCATAGCCCCGCATACGCCGCCGCTTTGCCAAAGCAAGCAAACGCCGCAGGAACTCTCCCCAAGTCTTTAGGGAGCCGTGAGGAAGTACCATTATGATCTGTGCCGTCGTCGCGTCCGGCCTGCCACAGCCGGTTTCGTGGGTTGCGTTTATCGCTCGGACAGCCTGAATCCATCACCTCCTTAGGCTGCCTGTCACCGCGCCGCCCCATTGCCGCTCGGAACACAGAATGAAGTACCTGTAACAGCGTGTATTCGGTTGTCAAGGAGCAAGCGAGGGGCGTGGCAGTTATGACAGTTTTTCAGTTGGGGCGGGCGGCTGCATGTGCGCCGCCACACCCGCCAGGCTTGTCCCGCCGAATTATGTCCCTCTACTATACATTTCATTTTCGGGGGCAAAGTTGCCGTCTGTCAGGATATTTCTTTCAGAAATTTTTCCAGACTCCGCAGACCGGCATTGATAGAGCGGGTGATTCTGCTCTTATGAGTGCCTTCCGCTTTTGCAATTTCCGACTTGCTCATACCGAGAAAAAAGTGTGCGTAAATCCGGTTCCGCTGTTTTTCAGGCAGAGAGGCAAGCGCCTGATATAGCCGGGCATTTTCCTCTTTTTGTTCCAGAATTTCAGCCGGCGTCAGGACGATCACCAGCGCATCACGTTCCACACTGGCATCGTAGTCCAGAGAAAAATATGCCTTATGCCGGTATGTACGCAGAATATAGGAAGCCTCCGCCAGTTTGTATTCCCGAAGCAGATCCGCCACTTCGTCAGGCACTTCAACAACAGTATCCTGTATATAATAGGGATAGTAATCTTTAAGATTGATTTTCTTCATAGTAAATTCCTCCAATTTCGATTTTTTAGTTGACAGGCAAAATCGAAATCAGAGGGTGGGGAACGGCAGCCGGGACTGTCACACTCGCATTTTCTAAAACAGGGTACAAAAAAACGCGCCTGCAAAAACACAGACGCGCACCAAAACAGAGCATTGTAAAAGCATACTGGAATATGCCGGAATTTGTATTTTTCTGTCGAACCAAAAAACCCCGCAGTTCTTTGACGAATTGCAGGGTCTAATAATTGAATTCTCGAATAAAGACGCGGACTGAGCCCGTAAGGTACTTTCCATAGCATTCCAGATTCTCCCTCCCCGAAAGGAGGAAGTAAGCAAGCTTACTTACAGCAGGTCCCCTTTCTTTGAGGGCATTATATATGGGGAAATTCCATATCCTTACCTGTTTTATCCTATTTCCAACCAAGATGACCGCAAGTTTTGGCATTAGTAGATAGTATTTGTGTAATTAGGACAAAAAAGAACAAAGCCACAAGATAAAACATACCTTGCAGCTTTGCTCATTAAGTATCAAATTTATATCCTACGCCAGTCACACTTTTAATGTAATCCGGCACATCCGGCGAGATTTTCAACTTTTTCCGCATATTACTGATGTGGTTGTTGACAGCTTTTCGTGAGTAGTAGGAATAATCCTCATTCCACACAATCTCAATAATCATCTCATAGGTGAATACCCGCTTGGGATTTTGGATCAGCAATGCCAGTATATCAAATTCTTTAGCCGTCAGATCGACAACCTGATTTTGAACCCGTACAAGTCTTTGCTCCAGGCATACATACAGATTGCCCTCCTGAATCTCAGTTAGCAGTTGGCTGTTATTGTGCCCTCGGATATATGAAGTGAAACATGGTACGCAGATTTTCTCATACTCTTGGACAAACTCTGTCAAATCTTTTTTCTTATCAGCGTTAAGAACTGCAAATAACTTCTCACCTATCTGTCTGCCGGATTCGGATATATCCAGAACAACTAATTTCCCATACTACCACCTCCACACTCATTCCTTCACTTAAATTTATTACATTTAGCAAATTATCTTTTCTGAAATAACATAGTCCTAAAGATAGAAGTAAAAACAACTACCAGTATTGAATGGACTTTTTACCTATATGAAGACTTGATTATATTGAACGCATGTTGTTTTGAATAAATTTACTACTTATTTCGTATCATCAATTTTCCGCAAACTGGGTAGCAAAAATGCAGTGAGGGCAACTATTATGATACCTACTCCACAAATCACAAACCATTTCTCAACTCCAAACTTCTCGGCCAAAGGTCCGGAAATGAGAAGACCCAACGGCATAGCAAAAGATGCGGCACTTGTTAGCAACGAAAAAACTCTCCCCAAATATTCAGGCTTGATAGTTTCTTGAAAAATTGCATTTTGTACACCGTAAAACGGAGCAGCAATTCCCATAGCCGTACAACATACGATAAATATGAGAAATGCACCTGACGGTAAGAGGCCAGAGACGGTAATGCTAATGCCCATAAGAAGGACGGAAAAGCAGATGGTGTGCGTGCGCCTCTTGAAGCCGCCCCAAATGCTCAAGATGATACCGCCCAACAGCATACCAACAGCAAAAGCAATTTCTGCGGCAGAAGCATGGGCTGGTGTTCCTCCAAAATAGGACATACTGATAAGTGGATAAAGTGAACTAATCGGCATATAGAAAAACATATAAATTACGCCAATCCACAACAAGGCAAAAAGCCCTCTGTTTCGCTTTAACACCATGTAGCCTTCTTTTATATCCTGCATAAACTGCTGACTTTTCTGTTCTGTGCATACATCGGGAGTTGGGATGGCAGAGATCGCGACCGTCACGCAAGCCAGGATTGCCCCCACAATATCCAACATAATAATTGCGTTAAGCGGCCAGACGGCATATAAAAATGCGGCGGCGGCTGGACTGATGATAGAGCTTACCGCTTGTATTGTCTGTGCGTAACCAGCACATTTTGTCAGCTCATCTTTCGGTACAATCATAGGCGTTGTCGCACTAAATGCAGGAGAATGGAATGCGGTTCCCGTACTGCGAATAAACAGCACGACCATAATTGCCCATACAGGCAATTCCGTGTATAGTGCGGCCAAAGCCAAAAGTCCACCTGCGGCGGCAATCATCAAATCCGCTCCAATCATTACACCTTTACGGCTGTGACGGTCAACGAAAACCCCCGCAAACGGCCCTAAACAGGCCTGTGGTAAAAAGCCGATTAAAGTTGCAATCGTCAATATAATTGCGGAATTCGTTTTCGCAACCAAATAAAAGATAATAGCCATTTGCAGGATGCCGCTACTGATAAAAGATACACCCTGTCCAATGAGAAGTGTAAAATAATTTCTCTTCCATGAATTGTTGTTTTGAGTCATAATATAAACCTCCTTTTTTATTGCATTGTTCCTTTGTTTTTTGCAATAAAAAACAGGCGCTGCCCCACAAAGAGGGCAAACGCCTGCATAAGAATAAAGCACAAAAGCTACACGATACAGTTCAAAGACCGTTCGTGTCAGACTTACGTGTTTATTATGTATACGCACACAAAAAAAGCCCACTGAGTGGAAAAATACCTCTACTTTTTATTGCATATTAGCGTACACAAATTAACACACGTAAGCCTCCTTCCATTTTCAAACTTTCGATACTATACCATGTATCAGATGGATTGTCAATAGTCTTCTGAAATTATTTTGAGATGTAAAACAAAATTGGCAAGCAATGCAATCTTCCGTAAGATTGCGTATTTAGCAGAAATCCCGTACCCGGAATTTCTGCTAAATGCTTGTTGGTGACATGTCCCCAAACCCCTGAGATCATCACCTGCGGTGATGGCTGCGCGTTCCGTTGGAACGCTGAAAAAACAAAAGCAGGAAGAAACCTATTGCCGTGACTTCTGCGATTCCCTCTGCGGTTCCCGCCCGGTGGGAATATCCAGCAAATGCTCCACATTCGCCCGGACATTATAAAGCTCTTTCATATCAGCCCTGGCCTGCTTATAAGCAGAGTAGGCTTTCCGTTTCTGTTCCAGAAGCCCGGCATATTCCTCTCGCAGAGCTTTGACGGAGGGCAGCTTTGTGATTCCCACCTCGTCAAAATATTTCTTCGCTGTTTGGTGCAGAAGGATTTCCGCCTCATGTGCCGCACGGAATTTTTTGCTGTACCCAGCTTTTCGGTATTCCACATAGACCGCTCGCGTCTTGGCGTAGTTTACGATCTGTTTCTGCAGCTCCCCGTTGGCGGCCATCTGCGATTCCAGTTCCTTGATCTGTACTGACAACGCATTAAAGCTGGCGGTGACGGCATCTGATTTTTCCTGCAAATCCTCATAACTCATATCGCCATGCTCTTTGAGATAAATTACCGCCTGGGAGAGCTGTTTTAAGTTAAACACCTTCGCCCAGCGTTCATACCCCGGACCTTTGCCGGAACGGATTGCCGCCTCAATATCCACTAGCAGCCCGACTTTGGAAACCGGCTTTTGGGGAGAGGTACGGCGCGGCTTTACTATCCGGGCGCCTGTGATCCGTTCTTTGATAGCCTGCTCGGTATAGTCGCCTTTCAGCGTGTCACACCGGGTATATCTATCTTCCGGCGACAAGCGAAAACGAAGGTACTTTCGCTCCCGGTTGACTTCAATCCCGGCCGCCTCCAGCTTCTTCAACAGTTCTTCAAAGTCCTTCGGCTTTTCTTCCAGGGCCGCGTCAATGGCACAGCGGATCTGTTCCTGGTGGGAGGGCTGTTTTTTATTTCCCAGCCATGTACCATAGTGATCCCGGCTGGGCTTCGGATCCTCTACAATGGAAAGACCATGCTCTAAGCACAGCTTGTCATTCATGCGCCGGATTGCCCAGGTGGATCCCCAGAAGTTGCGGAACTTTTTCTGACAGTCCAGCGTTGTGGAATTTATGATGATGTGGTTATGGACATGGTGCTTGTCTACATGGGTACAGACAACAAAAGCGTGATTGCCTTTTGTCAGTTTCAGAGCAAGCTCCCGCCCAATCTGGTTCGCTTCTTCCGGCGTGACCTCGCCGGGCTTGAAAGCCTGCCGGAGATGGTAGGCGATCACATCGTCCGCGCCCTGGTTTCGTCCGGTCAGGTTCGCATACTGCCGCTTGGATAGAAGAAACTCCGCGTCGGCAATCCGGGTATCACACTCATAGCCATAAATAAATTTCCCAAAATCGGTTTTCTGTGGATTCTCCACGTAGTCAATGATGTCTGCAATGGCCGTGGAAATATCCCGGCCTTTTCCAATGTGCAGAGGCATCAGCCGTGTGGTCGCCATATCGTCACCTCCTTAGTCTGAAAATCATTATGTTATCGTGCGTGTTCTTTTTTCGTTTTTGGTTTATCCTTATGCGCTGCCTGCCGTCCGGCATGTTGATTTAGGCTGTCTCGGACAGAGGGCTTTTGTTCCTGAGTAAGCGGACATTCCCGCCTGGCCTGGGAGAGAAACAGGTCGGTAAGTCCGGGATTGCAGCGGTCCACGGCAAAGCAAACATTCCGGTCATATCCGAAACCGTCCTTATCCTCACAGACCGGAACCGTCTGCGCCCATGCTTTATTGTCCCGTGAAATGCGCCCGTCATAATCTTTCTGCCGGACCGTGTTGGCAAGGACATAAAAAATCCGGCCAGGATCAAACTGCTGTAAGACCTGCTGCACACATGCCGTACCTAAACGGTTATCCCGGTAGTTGTCCGTTATGGCCTGTTCGATTGCCTCCCTGCACGCAATGTTTGCCTTGTGGGAAGCGTGGTACTGATCCAGCTCCCCATGCTCATACGCATAGGTGGCAGAATGGAAATAAATTGGCGTTGTATCTTTCAATGAAATCCCTCCAATCAAAAAGCTGCCTTGACAGACAGCCGTAATTATAGAAAAAGGGCGGGGCTGCCAATGCGCCCCGCCGAACCTGTTTAACCAAATATAAAATCTTTCAGGGAGCCATTTACGCCGCCGATCATGCCAACAAGCCAGGCCGCCGCCATCGGCAGACCGTAAGGACTTAAAAGAAATGCAACCACCAGCCAGGACAGCCCCGGCCAGAATCCGGCAATGAAGAACAGCACCAGCGCCGCCAGAAAAACAATTCCTGATAAAATTCCCAGCACAGCGCCGGAAATCACAACAAGAAATTTACAAACCAAATAAAGGATCCCCATAACCAGGACAAAGGGGAGTGCCAACAGTTTACCAATCAGACGCATACGCCCGCCTCCTTTCGATAGGGAAGTTTATTCCCTATAAAAATTCTACCGTGCCGGACCACGGAAAGCAACGGTGTTTCTTCCTGTTTACGAAATGTTCGCAAATCCCCGCAGCAGCTTATCCATGCCATCCCAGAGGCCGTCCAACCGGGTACGCAGATCCTCCACATCGGCGGCGTAAACGCTGCCGGTTTCATTGGCCCGCTTTGCATACTGGTTCAAGTTATTGGAACAGATACGAAGGAGGCGCACCATTTCCTGAATATCGCCCATGTCAAGGTGAATAATGTAGCCGTCCACCGCCATCTTCCGAAGGTAAGCGGAGAGGTTGGTAATGCCAAGCTCCGCCATGCGCCCCTTTACTAGCTCCGCATCCTGCTCGGACATGACGAACTCCACCCGGACAGTTTTTTTGTTCTGCCCGGCCTTCATCGTTCTGTCTCCCTTTTGCGGGAGGGCGGTTTATGGGAAGAAGCTGCCGCCGTCTGCGCCTCTTTGAGCCTTCCCCGCATGGTGCTTTTCTTCAGGCTGTCAATGTATTCTTTTATATCGCCGTTCACAGCATGGTAGGAACGTTTGAACCGTTCCCGTCTCAGGATCATGGCAAGCTCCGTTTCGCTTTCCGGTAAATCCGTCATTGACTTTGGATTCCCATGCAGCGGCATAAGCTCATTCATAAGCCGCCTCCGCTCCTGGTAGGGAAGCGTGAAATTGGTTCCATCCTCAAAAGCAACAGCGACTTTCCCAATGGGGCAGGTCAGCGATTTCACCCGTTCCACATGCGTCCCATAATCCAGCGGATAAATAGTTCCAGTCACTTTTCCGTCCTTGACATCTTTGACAGAGAGGGCATAGGCCAGGATCGGGTCTTTCGTCTGCTCGTGGTAGAACCGCCACACTTTATTTGCATGGCTGCCCTCTAGGTAGACTTCCCATTCCCGCAGGGTATAGGTGCCGCAGGGTCTTGACATCCACAGGAGGCGGCGGTCCTCCGGCTCCCCTGACAGGACCAGGTTTTGGATCAGTTCCTTATCCATGTCGAAATCGTCTTTATAGTGCTGCGTATGCAGCTCCATGATCTGCCCCAGGCTGTCCAGTATGTCCACACCTTCAAACCTTGCCGCGCCCATCAGCGTTCCCTCTCCGGCAGAGGCGGTGCGGCCTGCCTTGCCTCATGCTCCGGACGGTCGGCTTTCAGTCGTTCCATTAGGGAAGGCTTTTCCTCCGGTAATGTTTCCGGTGCCAGTTCCCGGATTTCCTCATAGGTCTGGCCGTCCGTCAGATCCGGGCGTTCCGGCGGTTCATTATTCAGCCTGCCATCCAGCATATTGTAGTTGCCGGTCTGTCCTTCCTCGTAAAGCTCCGCATTATACAGGTAGCTTTCCTGGGGCTTAAAAGGCTGCCCGGCAAACAGGATTTCCCTGCGGGGCGTAAACTGTGAAAGCACACCCTCCCGGAGCCTTGCAAAATCTTCATACTGGCGCAGGGTAAGGCCTCGCTCCAGCATTTCCGCCTGGGTGTGCGCCCAGCCCTCCCCATAGAGAAAATAATACATATCCGGCTGGTCGCAGACAAAGCACAGGGATCCGTCCTGATTGTCATAATAACCTGGAAGCTCCCCGTCAGAGTGATAACGTTCTTCCTTTCCAAGATACACCCGGTTATCCGCACCCAGCATAGCCACCATGCCAGCATAATTGCTGTGGACCGCAGAACGGATTTCTACCAGCGGGTCCGGCTCTGGCGTGATCTGCCTGCCGGGAATCTCATTTTGTTTCTCCGTCGCCGCATTTTTAGGTGTCACTTCCTCCTGGGCGCGGGCATCTAAATCCGGCTGTGCCGTTCCTTTCCGAACAGCGCCGGGTTCCGGTTCCTTTTCTTTTACATAATAGTGGACGTTTGCCGTAGTATGGCTGCCTGCTTTTTTTGCGTAGTCCTCGGCTGCCTCTTTGGAGGTAAATTCCAAAGGTTTTCCGTCCTCCTTGCACCAGGCCTCTGCCCGGCCGAAAATGGACGCGCCGCTGCGGACCGCCCATACGCCATAAATTTTTTCTTTTTCCATTCCAATCCTCCTTACCGTTCCGGCTGCTTTGGCTGTTTCTGGCTCCTTGCCGGTTCTGCCGGTTTTGTTTCCTTTAGCTGCTGCCGGAGGGAAAGCTTTCGTTCCGGCTCCGCTTCGGAATCCGTGATATTGACATACTCGCCGATGATACAAAGGGCCTCGCTATAACTGCCGGAAGCAAATACACGGTCCTTCATTTCCTGTGCCTGTTTCTTCAGGTCATGCTCCCGCAGGATGCGGGCGGCAATCCCTACCAGGTTAAAGATATTCCCATCCTGGCCGATCAGCGCACAGTCGGGCTTCTCCGGCTCCGGCGCAGGCTCCCCGATAAATCCGCCCAGGCGGTTCGGCACAAAGTCTGAAAGCCAGGTGCCGCCGAAAGTCTCATGGGTCTGCAACCGCCACATGGCAAGTTTCCCGATTTCCAGCTTCACATCCTCGAAAGGATAGAGCAGACAGGTAAGCTCTCCGTACTGGAAAGTGGAAACGTCCTTAAATTTGCTGCCGTCCTTCAAAATACCTGCCTCGGTGAACATCTCATTGATCCCGTCCACCCATTCCTGTGCGTCTCCGCCACACCCCTGCAAAATCAGTCCGTCTTTGCCTTCCATACGGCGAAGGTCCTCTGTTGTGATTGTATTGATACTCAAATAAACCGCCTCCTATCGTTCCTGTTGATGGTTGGTTTTCGGCCGGATGGTTTCTGCCTCCGGCTGTTTCTTTAGCTGCCTGCGGACAGAGGGCTTCTGTTCCGCTTTCCTCATATCCGCAAAAATATCTGACATGGGCCGCTCCCAGCGGTTCCCAAATCCCCGGAGTACCGTGTCCGCCAGTGCGCCGTTCTCCCGGAACATTTCTAAGGTACTGTATGCCCGGTCAAACAAATCCGCACACCGTTCATCCACGTTGGGGGCAAAGTGGATCACCCCATAGGGATAATTGCCACCGGTTCCAATCCATCCCCTTACAAAATCATCAAAATCCTTTGTGATCCCGGCATCGGCCAGTTCCACCGCATGGCTGGAATCCGTCAGGCTTGCTGCCGCATATTGCCTGCCTAAGACCAGCACCCCCGTGTCCGGGTTATACAGAAAGCGCCGGTTGTCAATCTGCTGCATGTCAATGGCCTGTGTCCGTGTGTCGATCCGCATGATTTCCTTTGTAATCGCTATATCCTTTATCTGCATCCCTCCTGTCTGTTTTGAATCTGTCCGCAACTTAACCCTATTTCAGAGCACCAGAGTATTCTAATACAGCTACCTAAATGACAAGGGCCGGAAAGCCTTTGAAATCAAGCTCTTTTTTGGCTAACTTGCGGACATATCACTACTTATTCCGGCGTTCCCGCCGCTTTCGTTCCCGCTCATACTTCCGCCTGGCAGATACCCGGCACATATCGGAACAATACGCCTGGCTGGTGGTGGGAAGATACGCCCTGCCGCAGACCGGACAGGTTTTCTGCCTCATGGACGTGTCCTCCCCGGTAATAGCGGATTCCAGCGCCGGGTCAGCCGGCAGCACCGCCTCCCGGAAATACCGGCAGTAAGAACCGGTCCACCATTTCTGCAGCATGTAACAGGGGCAGTCCAAAGGCAGACAGAGCTGGTCCTGATTGTCATAGTTGGCGCAGCATTTTGTTACCTGCTTTCGGATCGCCGCCCGCTGGTCGCGTGTCAGTTCCCGTGGCGGCCGGCTGCTCATTTGCGCCTGCCTTTCTTTGCCGGAAATTCCAACTTGAAATTCACATACTTATCCCCGGTATCATCCAGGATCACTACCGCGTCATAGGTTTTCCCCGTTTTTTCGCTGTAAAGCCCGGACATGGAAACGCGGCCCTCTTTCAAAAGAGCCGCCGCCACAGATTTTGTAATGGATTTTTTCTTACTGGAAAAGAATTTATTGTCTTTCCAGAGGGCAAAAGAGCATTCCCGGTTATCACAGAAGAATCCCTTTTTGCCCTCATATACCGGGGCGCCGCAGCGGGGGCAGACGCCGACAGCCTCATGCGCTTTTCCCTTTGCGTCGGGAAACAGGGAAGCAAAGCGTTCCTCCGGGGCGGTATGCTCCTTTACCAGCGCACGGCTCATATCTGCAATCCCTTCCATGAATGATTCTGCGGAAAGTTCGCCCCGTTCCACCTGTTTCAGCCTGGATTCCCATTCTGCGGTCAGAATCGGTGATTTGATGTTGTCCGGCAGTACAGCAATCAGGTTTGTGCCTTTCTCCGTGGGGATAAGCTGCTTTTTCTTCCGCTGCACAAATCCGGTGGAGACCAGCTTTTCCAGCGTGGCCGCACGGGTGGCCGGGGTGCCTAAACCTTTTCGCTCGGCATCTTCCGGCATATCTTCCGCACCGGCTGTCTCCATTGCCGCCAGAAGGGAATCTTCGGTATAGTGTTTCGGCGGGGAAGTCTTGCCCTCCCGGACGCCGGCAGAGACCGTTTCAAAAATCTGTCCTTCCTGCAGCATAGGGAGGGAAGCGTCCGTGTCGCCGCCATCCTCCGGCCCGGATTCTTTCAATCCCATGCGGTAGAGGCGTTCCACCTCTTTCCATCCGGCCTGTAAAACGGTTTTTCCCTTTGCCGTAAACAAATACCCCTGGCAGTCCAGAACCGCCGTCACCGCCTCGAACCGGTGCGTCTGTGCCGTGGCAGAAAGGAGCCTTGCAGCAATCAGCGTCAGCACATCCCGCTCCCCGGAAGGAAGCTCCGATAGATCCGTCCGGGCAATCTCCACTGTAGGGATGATCGCGTGGTGGTCGGTCACTTTGCTGCCATCCGTTACACGGTCAATATCCGGCTCCCCGGCGCATCCCTTTCCAAAAGGCATATTTCCCCGCAGCCAGAGGACCAGGGAAGCGGCGGTTGCCTGCATATCCTCGGAGAGATACTGGCTGTCCGTCCGGGGATAGGTTGCCAGCTTTTTCTCATAAAGGGACTGCACATAGTCAAGGGTCTGTTGGGCGGTATAGCCATAGATACGGTTACATTCCCGCTGTAAAGTCGTCAGGTCATAGAGGTGGGGCGTCTGCACGGTCTTGACCTGCTTTTCCACGGACTGTACCGAAGTGGCCTGTTTATCGCACTCTATACGGATTGTGTCGGCTTCGGCTTTTTCAGCCAGCTTTTCACCGGAGGCGGTAAACCCGCCGCAGGTAATCTCCGGCACATAGAACGGCCTGCTTACAAATGCCCCAATATCCGCCTCCCGCTGTACCAGCAGCGCCAGGGTGGGCGACATCACACGGCCCACATTCAGCGTGACCCCGTACAGGACAGAGAAAAGCCGGGTAGCGTTAATCCCAACCAGCCAGTCAGCCCCGGCCCGGCAGACCGCCACATCATAGAGTGTATCGTAATCACTTCCGGGGCGCAGGTGTTCAAAGCCGTCCCGGATCGCAGCATCCTCCATACTGGAAATCCAGAGGCGTTCCATTGGTTTCTTACATCCAGCGTGTTCGTAGACCAGACGGAAGATCAGCTCACCCTCACGCCCGGCGTCTGTTGCGCACACCACGGAATCCACCCCTTTGTCCTTCATCAGCCGGCACAGAAGGGCAAGCTGTTTCTTTTTATCCTTTGGGACCTCATATTTCCATGTTTCCGGCAGGATAGGCAGGTCAGCGTAACGCCATCTGGCATACTGTTCCCCGTAAGCCTCCGGCTGTGCCAGTTCCAGAAGGTGCCCTATGCACCAGCTCACCAGATAGCCGCCGCCCTCCAGATAGCCGTCTTTTTTCTCATTCGCACCTAATACCGCCGCCAGCGACATGGCGACAGAGGGCTTTTCCGCAATTACCAACTTCATTGTTCCGTCCTCCTTTGCAGTTGTTCAAATTCTTCGTCCGCCTGTTTTCCGGACTGTAAAAGGCACATCAGCACAACGCCGGCAGACATCCCTCCTGTGAATGTCAGGAAGTGTATAAGTATGTTCCACATAAAAATCCCTCCTAAATTTGGATATAAAAAGAGCGAGGGCATTTTCAGTCTTCGCTCTTTATTTCAGATATTCAATTATAGTAGCGGGTAAAAGAAATACCCACAGTGAAACTCGCTCTTTATTTTTTAATACTACAAACAGGAATTTACCTATTTGTCCACAAAATTTTTATATTGTTTTTTAGGCTTATTATGAATATATACAGTACAACTTTGTTTTGGACATATATTTACACAACGATAACACAATGTACAATTATTATTTTGTTTAACTTTTCCATCTGTCATTTTCAAATTATTCATCTGTATCTAGCTCTTTAATTAAATTTGTTCTTTTGTTTTTCTGCTTTATTGTATGTATTAGCTAGCTGCCCACAAGCTGCTTTAATTTCTCTACCATGAGAAACTCTCATGGTAACTTCAAGCCCTGTTTGTTCTAATTGGCGTTTGAACGCAACCATTTCCCGTTTTTGTGGCGCTCTAATTTTTGAATTACTTGTCGGGTTGTATTGCAATACGTTAATCATAACATTTTTGCCCTTAAACCATTTTGCAAGTTGCCTTACATCTGAAAGGCGGTCATTTATACCTGGTAAAAGTAAATACGCAAATACAACTTTTCGATTATGCCTTTGAGAATAGGACAAGGCTTGCTTAACAACATCTTCAATAGAATACATGTGCAAATGAGGAATGATACAGTTTCTTGCAGCCTGTGTTGCTGCGTGTAAAGATATTGTCAACTGAATTTTTAGATGTTCTTCGCGTAAATTTTTTAATTGATTGACTGGGCCAACTGTTGATATGGTAATGCCATCGGTTGGAAAGTTAAGCCCATTTCTATCTCGAAGAATATGGATTGCCGCAATCAAGTTGTCGTAATTGAATAAAGGCTCTCCCATACCCATAAAAACAATACGATTTACCTTTTGACGTATCAATATGACCTGCTGCACAATTTCAGACGGTGTTAGATTACGAACAAAACCATTGCGCCCAGACTCACAAAAAATACAGCCAACAGGACAACCAACTTGTGTACTTACACAAACAGTACCACCATCCCGCCGCTTGATAAAGACCGTTTCAATATATTTGTTGTCTTTCAATTCATAAACATACTTTTCAGTATCGTTACTTTTATAGATTTTTTCAACTGATATTGATAAATTTTTTTTGCGAGGGGATTGTTTATACAATTCGGTATATAAGGCTTTTGCTTTATCCTCTCCAATGACTTCCGACATTTCTTTGTAAGTAAATCCGTAGGGGTCATTCAGTACTTCTGTTGGTGTATATTTAGGTATGTGTTTCATTTTTCTATCCTTTCTTCTCAAAATCAATAAGTTCGTTTTCAGAATTTTTAATTTCTAATTTTTCAACATTAACGATATGCGTCAATTTACATTTAGGGCAGAAAAGAGGAAAATCTCTTAATATCGTATTATAAAATACTTGAATCCTCGTCTTTCCATTACATCATGATTGAATCACTAAGATAAAAATATTTCCCCAACCGGGATCTCTCTAAACTCCTTTTTCATCTGGTGTGCAAACCGGATCGTCCTGACCGTGCCGCCTTTTTCCCTCCCATCATACACGGCGATCACCCGGTCCGAGTGTTCGGCCATGTAGCGGTTTCGGTGGGAATAGACGCTGGGGTGGTATTTCTCCTGCATGACGACAACATCCGCACATGCCTCCAGCATTTCATAGGTCCGCCTTTTTTCCATCAGATTATCCAGGCGCTTTTGGTAGGGGATAACTGCAATCAGTTCCAACGCCGGATTTTTCTTTTTCTTTTCCAGTACAATCTCGGCAAAATACTGGTCCACGCCTTCCGCAAACCCGCTCATAAACCGGGTAAACCCTTCTTTGACCGCAAGGTCAACCTCACGCCGCAAGGCGGCCTTGACCTTATTGATCTCTTTCTGGGGTATATCCCTGTGCCCGGTGACACAGCATGTCTTTCCTTCCATCTGTTTTTCCTCCGTCCGATAGTCTGTATTCTTCATTTCTCAAATTATAATAGATTTATTTTAATATTTCAACGGAAACACCCTTTTTTATTTTGCGAATAAGGACGAGGCGTGAGGTACAATCTATTACAGAATGGGAGGTGAAGGCGGTGTATGAAGATTTTGTCCCGGAACGGCTGGCAAAGTTGCGGACACAGAAAGGCGTATCTGCACGCGATATGTCCTTGTCGTTAGGACAGGCAAACAACTATATCAACAACATCGAAAACAAAAAATCACTTCCTGCCATGCAGTCCTTCTTCTATATCTGTGAATACCTGGGCGTGACGCCGCAGGAATTTTTTGACGAGGGGAACGCCTGCCCGGAAGCCCTTCAGGAGTTTATCGAAGAAGCAAGGAAACTGGATTCCCGGTCAATGAGCTATATCCTCGGCATTATGAAAGAGCTGAACAGCAAGCGTTAAGACGGCCACGGTGTTGGCCGCTTTTGCTATTCTGTAAATTTTTTTCGTGCCCCCTTGCATAAATGCCCCAAAGTGGATATACTATAAGTAAGAAAGTAAGAACTTCCTACTTTCAAACTCAAATAGAAGGAGATGATATTATGCTGGCCGAATTACGTCAGAAAGCCCAGGTCACGATCCCAAGGGAGATCATTGTCAAGCTCGGCCTGTCAGAGGGCGACAAGCTGGACATCTTCGAGAAGGACGGCTCCATCTGCATCATGCCGGTGGTTGTCTACCCGAAACATTACCTGAATGAACTTAAAGAAGAAATCAGCGATGTAAAAGCAAAACTCGCATCCGGGGAGCAGCCTGTCTTTGACAGCGTGGACGCCCTGTTTGACAAATTGGAGGCGGAGTGATGGCGTATGAATTTACCTTTACGCCCCGTTTCCAAAAGCACTTTAAGGGCCTGAACGCCCAGGAGAAGAAGCAGTTAAAAAACAAGCTGGAACTTCTGGCTGAAAATCCTTCCCACCCGTCGCTGCGCACCAAGCGCATCCAGGGCACCACAGACCTTTTTGAGTGCAGCGTCAACATGGACATCCGCATTATCTGGTATTACGAAGGCGATAAAATGATCATCCTGGTGGACGTGGGGCACCACGACATACTAAAACAATTCTAAACGGCAGGGCGGCGCGTCTTTTGGGCGTGCCGCCTTTTCCTGCCCTTCTATTAGTGTAACCTGCAATCTTCCCGGTATGCTCATTTCCACTACCGGCGATTATCCAAGAATCACTCCCGAAATAACATTTTTTATGTTCCGGTACTTCCAAAGCCTCCGGTTCCCCGCTGCGCGCCCAGATCTGTCACAAAGTCCGCAATCACAACCGGAGTAATCACAAGCTGCCCGATCCGTGCCCCTTTGGAAAGCTCCTGGGGGGTGCTGCTTACATTGCTGATGATGGCATGGATCTCCCCGCGGTAGCCGGAATCCACAGGGGGCAGCTCGCAGACCAGGCCCTTTACCGCCATGCTGGTGCGGGGGAAGATATAGCCCGCGTACCCGTCCGGTATCTCAATCCCGAACCCAAGCGGTATTTTGGCAATCCCGCCCGGCTGTAAGGTGCAGTCATAGGGCATATACACATCTGCCCCGGCATCGTTGCCATGCGGCCGGAAGGGGCGCCGGCTCTCCGGCACGCCAAAGTCGATCAGTTTAATCTTCATGCGCTGCCTCCTTCCAAGATCGCCGGGTAGTCCGCCCTTAAAATATCTTCCGGCGTCATATCTGCCGCCAGTTTCCGCCCGCAGGTCATTTTCCCCTCCAGGCATTTATCCATCTGGCAGAACGGACCGACAAGGGAAGGTGCAAATAGAACGGGGCTGAGTGCATAAAGCTCCTTCCAGATTTTCAGAAGCACAATCCTTGTCTCGTCCGTGTTCCTGCGGCACACCCGCTGGCCGATGATATGTTTCCACTGGTAGGGCGTGGCGCTGATAATCAGCACATTCCGAAGCCCTTGGGGCGTGGCGTAACCCGCCGCGTCATGGCCGATTCCCTCATGGCAGAGTTTTTCATAACACCCCATGCCTTCCCGGCAGCTTGTTAAGTACAGCTCCCGGATCTTTGCCGGGGCGGTCAGAATCTCATAGGGCACGGAAAAATCCGCCTGCCCCGTGTAATTGCTGTACTGTAAGGACGCGCTCATAAATTTTACTTCGTTCTGGTGGCGCGTGATCTGGGAGAGGAACCGCCTGCTTGCCCCCACGACGGCCACGGTTATGACTGCGAATTTCTGTACCGTGGGGTGGGGAAGGTTCCCGATGGCCTCCACGGTTTTCTCACTGAACGATTGTTCATAGAGTGCCAGCAGGTCCTCCATTGTGGCGATTTTATGCCCCCGCTGGGTGAGCCTTGCCGCAAAGACCATGTTCTTCTCGGCCTCTGCAATCGCCTGGCAGTTCAAAATCTTTACTTCAATCCGGTTGATTGCTATGTCCCTCCTTTACAATGGCTTTCAGCAGAAACAGATAGTTTAAGCTGTCCGTGATCTTTTCGTCCCATGTACTCATGCCGTAGTCTGCGCTGTTATCAAAGCACATGTCATACAGGGAGACGATATGCTTTGCCAGCATACCGGCAAGGGCACGTTCCGGCGTAGTGTGCTGCAAAGCGGCAGCCGCCTTAAATGCTCCCAGCCGGTCCGTATCGTCCCCGGTATATTCTTTGGTTTTTTGTTTCAGGGTGTCGGCACAGAGCCGCACCTGCTCGTCAAATACGGCATTGACTTCCTTTTGTGTGATATGGCATCCCTCCTTTGAATCTGAAAAATGGATTGTCCCGAATATGGTATAAGATCCGGGACAGTTTTCTATGTTATCCGCTGCCTGTTAAGCGCTCGGCAGATAGATCCAGTCGTGCATCAGGCACACGCTTGGCTCGTCCTCCCTGGGAACCAGCCGGTAGGTACATTCCCCGTACACGGTCCGCTTGTCCTCAATCTCCATGCCATAGGCCTTATAGAAGCGGTATTCCAGGTTGGAGATAATACAGCGTAAGGTCTGCAATGCCTCCCGCTGGGCGGTGACGATGAGCTCCCGGTCAATGCTCCGCTTCAGGCATAAGAGAGACTTGTAAAGCTGTACTTCCGTCCGGTAAGGGCGGCAGTCTTTGGTTTCCAGCCAGCCGCTAAAGGCCACCGGTCCGCTCTGGACCACCGCCCGCTCCGGGTGGTAATACTCGTAGCAGTTCAGGTTTGCCGTATTGAGAAGGTAGAGCATTTCCCGGACCTCATTTTCCGGCATGTCGTAGAACCGCAGAAGGGAGCGGTACAAATGGACATAGCCGGGTATGGAAAGAATGGCGTTCACCATAAAGTAAATCCTCCTTGTAAATGGTCAGTGCGGGAGTTTTCACCCCCGCACCGGTTTCTGAAATATTCTGTTATTGCACCTCAACAAGTTTCCCCATGACAATGAACCGGCTGGCGCCGCCCGGCGTACAGGTGGAGAGCGTCAGCACCTTGTCACTGGACGTCACCGAAACATCCGTTTCAACGACGGAACGCTCTGCCATAGCGCGAAGCCAGGTGGTATAAGCCCCGTCGTCTTTCCAGTTAAGCCTCCAGGGGGAGGTGTCGCTGCCGGACTCTGCCGGTTTTGCCGCAAACGCAGAAAAAATCTCCATCACATAACCGCCCGTTGGGGTCACAAGGTACATCTGCCTGTGGGTATCAAAATAAGGCTGTCCGTCATATTGATTGAGCACGGCGAACATGGAGCCATCCCGCATATTGTGGCCGTAGATAATGGTATTGCGGTCTGAAAAATCCGCCTGGTTCTCATAATCCGCAAACAGGCAGCCTGCCTTGTTATAGGTCCCATCATAGAGGTGGCGCAGGTAATACTCGTTATTGTCCGTCTGCGTCACCGGGTAGTTGATGGCCGAATCAGGAAGGGTGATCCATCCGATAATGTCCGGCCCGTTTTTCTTAAGGGCCTCAAAATCCACAACAGGGAGGATTACACCAGAATCCTCCCCATCCGTTTCAGCTCCGCCTGCTGTTTCTTCCGACGCTTCGGCTGGCTCCGGCAGTTCCACGTTTTCCGCCAGTTCGTCATAGGCTCCGGCGCTCTTAGTATACTGGTTCAGGTCGCGGACCATCAGAAATCCGCTGCCAAAGGCCAGTAATACGCAGAGGGAAACCACCGTAATGCCGACAGCTTTCTTTTTCGGGGAAGTTTTCTCATACTTCCCCTTTTTGAAATAAAATACCGTGAATACACCGCCGCCAATCACAGCCAGCGCCAGCAGACAGCCGTACAAAAAGATGAAAGCATCATCCCCAGTCTGCGGTACCGGCTTTCCGGGATTGGAAGGCGTTGACGGATTAGAAGGATTGTCCGGGGTCTTGGGATTGTCCGGGTTTTTGGGTTCCTCCGGCTTCTCCGGCTTTTCGTTGAAGAACTGGACCGTTGCCGTTTCCTCTGCCTTGATCTCCACCGTGGCAGCGTCAGGAATGATATAATCTTTGCTTGCCCGGTTATTAATCTCCGTTACGGTATAAATGCCGACCCTAAGCCCTGTTACCTCAATCACGCCGGATTTTGGTGTGGTGAAGGTCTCACAGTAGGAGCCGTCCGCGCTTTTTACTTCAAAAGCAAAGCCGTCCTTTCGTCCGTCGCTGGAATCCTTTGTGATTTTTAAGTTCCCCCGGTAGGCCTCATTGGTGAAGCCGCGCCCGGCTTCGCCGTTTTCCACAACCACTGTCTGGCCGTCCTCGGTAATCTCAAAGTAGTAAGCGTTTTCGTCAAGCTGATAGCCCTCCGGCGCTTTGCTTTCTTTGATGAAGTAACCGCCCGCCAGAAGGTTCTCCGCGGTGTGATACCCTGCGTCCGCCTCTTTCAGCGTCCCCAGCTTCTTATCCTCGGAATCCAGTTCCTTGCTGCCGTTGGTGTCCTCATACAAATCGAATACCGCGCCGGAGAGGAACCGCAGGAAGGTGTTCTTATCTTCATTCTCTTTTTCCACAGGGGAAGGCTCGTCCACCGCCTCGGTTTTCATCACCTGCACGCTACCCCGGATTAGGGTATTTTCCACCCTGATTTCAATGCTTTGCCCGTCCACACCAATATAGATATGGTGCTGTTCCTGGCTTACCGTGTAAAGCGCCGGGGCAGAAATTTCCTTTACGATCCAATGGCCGTAAGGGATATTTTCAAAAGCAAAGCTGCCGTCCTCGCCCGTGGTTACGGTAAGCAGGGCGTTTTCCTCGGTAAATTCCTCTGTGTCCGGCTGAAACAATCCAATGAGTGCGCCGGACAGCTTCACATCGTCGCCGCCCTCCGGGTTCTCACCAACCTTTACACCGTCCACACGCCCGCGAAGCAGGTCATTGGAAATGGGTTCCCCCTCATTCACAAGGATCTGCACCAGCGCCGCATCCTGGCCCGCGTACTCAAACACAACCGGATATTCCGTATCAGAAAGAATGTAAGCGCTGTTTGTGGTGCGTTCCTTCACATAGTAGCTGCCAAAAGGCAGATCGGAAGCAAAGGAAGCGTCATAGCCGCCCGCCTCATCCGGGTCAACGGAAACCACTTCCAGAAGGCCGCCTGCCGGGATCACGCTGCCATCAAGGGCCGTCAGGTCAGCGGAAGCATACAGACCAAAAGAAATATCTTTGTATTCCTCATTCATGCCAAGGCCGAACAGTTCATCTGTTTCTAATTCTTTTGACAGGCTGACCGCCACTTTTTGCCGCTCGTCATACAGGCCGACGACGATCTGTGTCACTTCCACGGTCTCGCCCGCATAGGTAAGCTCCGCATATTCCGGCTGGGAGTTTAAGACCATCCCTGCCGGCGCCTGGCGTTCCTCCAGACGGTAGCGCCCCAGGTAGAGAAGGCCGCTTGCCGCGGTTCCGTCCTCCCCGGTGGTAAGGGTTTCCACAACGGTGTCTTTCGCAGCCCGTAAGGTCCCGTCTCCGGTATAAATATCTTCATCCGCAATCACGTCATAGACCGCGCCTGGAAGCCCCATGACCTCATACACCGGCTGGTACAGGCCGTCGTTCTCCTGGACGGAAGCGAATACTTCACCGGTCTTTGTAATGGTAAGCTGGCCTTTCTGCGGCATGTTGTGCTGGGTGACGGTCACGACAGATTCGCTGCCGTCAATAGTAAAGGGCACCGGCTCACTGGATAATACATACCCGTAAGGCGCCGCCACCTCGTAAAGTTCATAATCCCCGGTGTGCAGAGGTTCCGGCAGCATGAGCCATCCTTCATCGGAAACATAGAAGGTATCAAGGGTCTCCGGGTTCGGGTAATAAATCTCCTGGGTGACAAATTCCCCGGTGGAGAGGTCTTTTACCTGAAATCCCGTGCCGGGTACAGGGATGATGTTTCCGGTCTCGGCGTCGCATTTTTCCACTTTGAGACGCGCCGTAATGGTGCGGTTATTTAAGATATAGCTGTAAGTCTGTCCGTTAGAGGAAATAAACACGGTAAAGTCCGGGATCAACGCCTTGCCTTCCTCGCCGGCTGTCTGGTGGACGGTGTAACGGCCGTAAGGGAGCATTTTAGAGGCGGCAAATCCATCCCCGTCCGTGGTGAGCAGGTCGCGCTCGCTTTCCTTTGCGTTTTCATAGCTGCCCGCCGCCTTTAAGTAAACCTCAAAGACTGCGTCGGCCTCCGGGCGTTCCACGATACCCTCATTGGGTTCGTCCGTATTCTCACCTTCGGAAACATCCGGGTCTAAGTCGTCCGTATGCTTCACAAGCTGGATATTGCCGTAGATCACCGTCTCCGTAACCTGGTTCTCGGTGGTATTCAGTTCCACTTCATAAAGGGTCGGGGAAGCGCCAACCTCATAGACCGTATCATTCAAAAGATAGCCGGTGCTTGGCTCGATCTCCCGCACGGTCCAGCTATCGCCGCATACATAGTAGCGGGTCATAAAGCTGCCGTCCGACCCGGTGGTGTAGGTGTCTACCAGCTCGCCATTATTGAAAATGCCGTAGGTTGCCCCTGCAAGGGTAGCGTCGCCCTGGGCGGTCCCGGTCTCGGCGTCCGTCTTTACCACATGGACGCGGAACTTCTTTAAGATGTTGCTGAAATGGACCGCAGCGGTCTGGCCGCTCTCAATGGTGACATACTGCGCCGGAGGGGTCACATAGCGGTCCACCGGGATCTCCGTTACCAGGTAGGTGCCGGGGAACAGCCTTTTCTTGACCTGCCCGTTTTCCCCGGTGGTGACAGTCTCATTGACTTTATTCCCCAGAATGTCCGTGCCGGAAATATTGAAAGAAATCCCGGACACAATGCCGTCCTCGCTGGTCTTAACAATCTTTCCCGTGCCATAGGTTTCCGTCTTGATCTTCACAAAGAAGGAAACCGGGTCGCTGGCGCCGGTCATCATGGTCTGGTAGCCGGGCCTTCCCCAGATCAGCATATCGTTTGCAACCGGAATATCCTTTCGGAATTCAAAGGTCACAGGATCCATAATCATGTTCTTACTGGTAAAGGTATACTTGTTCCCGCTTCTTGAAACAGAAACGCCGCTGCCTTTTACGGTCTCCAGGTTGATGTTCAGGTTATTGGTGTCTGTGACCGTCAGGGTATAGATTTTCTTTTCCGTATCCCATTTCAGTTCCAGCTCCGGCGCCTCGCTTTTTCTGGTGGAGGTGAAGGAGGGAACCGTTGAGTGGGAGGCAACCTGTGAAAGAATCCAGTTGTAGGCTTTCTCTGCCGGGCGTCCGGCAATGATACTGAAATACTGGTTGGCGTCCGCATGGCCGTTCCCATGCCGGCTGTACGGGTCGCTTCTTAGCTGCTGCTGGTATTCCCAGAGGATCACCTGGGTCGCGATCTTATAATCGTCCTCGTTGATACCGGGAACCGGAAGCCTTGCCCCCGGTTTCCAGCCGTAGATTGCCGTCAGGGTAATGCCCCGTCTTGCCTCGGCGGGGAGCAGGTTCAGGTAATTGCTGTTGGTCCCGCTTTCCGATGTGTAGGTATTTTCGGAAGTGTGGTAAGGCACCCCGCTCTCCACACAGTAGACCTGCTGGCTGCTCCCGTCCGAAGCGGTCAGCATATAGTGGCGGTAGGCACTGCCACCGGAACTGCTTTTCACGTCCATTGTCCCATCGGAATGATAGACCAGGTAAGTGTAAGGCGCCGGCGCGTAATAATACTGTCCGTCAGACCCCACATAGTTGTCACCCAGCCAGGAGCTTGCTTTCTGCCCCGGCGAAAGGGCAAATGCCTGTGTGGGAACCAGGCCAAAGACGCATACCGCGCAGAGAAGCGCCGCCAGCAGCCGCATGAAGCCGCTGCGGTGGTGGATATTTGTCTTTCCCATGAAATAATCCTCACTTTCTTCATTGTTGATTGCATAAAGAAAGGACAGCGTTATTCGCCGTCCTCAGGTTCGTTATCATCCATTCTGTCGTCAAAATCATCCTCGGAGAGATATTCTGTTTCCCCGAAAGCCTCGTCCGGGTCAAAGCCCTCGCCATACCCGCCATCCTCGAAATCCTCGTCATCCTCTGCAAGCTGCTTCGGGCGCACGATTTTCACATAGTAGCCGGCGCCGCCTACTGCAAGCAGGGCAACGATGACAAAGATAATCGTTCCGGCGCTGCCTGTATTTTTCTTTGACGGTTCTGGTTCCTCCGGTTTCTCTGTTTCCTCCGGTTTTTCTTTCCCAATACAGCCCTTTAAGTCATTCTTGCAGACCGGGCAGGAGGTATTGACTTCCCCTGCAGCACACTTTTCCGTGCAGGTACAGACATCCTCTGCCGGGATCACGCTCATGCTGCCGTCACTTTTTTCCGCCAGGGCCATCAGGTCAGATTCGGTGACGCCGTTTAAGAAGTAAACATTGTTGCTGTCACGCTTTCCGTCCACAATGAGATAGAATACATTCCCGTCCTCGGTAGTAATGGTATAAAACTGTTTATCCCCATCCGCGCCGGTGGCTGTATCTAAGACCGTGCCGGTGCCCTCCGGGGTAAACGCGCCCTCCGGGACAGAGGAAGTGGAACTCTCCGAAGAACTGCCGCCTGATGATGTACTGCCGCCTGATGTTCCCCCGGAGCTGTCTGCCTGGCCTGTGTTTGTACCCGCATTGGAACTGTTCCCGGAATTATTACTGCCGGAATTGCCGGAATGATTGCCTGATGATGTACTGCCTCCCGTGGAAGCGCCGGCAGAAGAAATCCCTTTATTGGAAGTGCTGCCGCCTCCGTTGTTCTGTGTGGCCGCGCCCTGGCTGCCGGAAGAAGCTGCCGGCGCCTGGGTTGGTTTTACCGTGCCAGTCTGTGCCGGTGCAGCGGAAGGCTTTTCCGTTTCCTTTGGTTCCTCATAATAGGGGTTATCAAATTTCACGGCCTCCGAGCGGTTCCCGGCATAATCCTGGGCGTACACGATTACCTGCTTCTCCGTTCCGGCATAGTCCTTCAGCGTGACCTTTGCCGCCCCGTTGGTTAACGAGTTGATCCGGTTCCCGTCCACAAAGACCGCCTCCACGCCGGAATTGTCGTCGCTGCTTTCCACTTTCAGCGTACCGCCGTCCAGGGAAGCGGTGAGCTCCGGCGGCGTGGTGTCCTTTCCCCCGGCGGCATAAGCCGTCAGGGGCAGGACGGTGGCACCTATGGCGAGCATAAGCGCCAGAAACAAAGAAAGTTTTTTAATCCTCATTCCCATCCTCCTGTTTCTGCGGCAGCGCCTCCCCCAGAGGGGAAGCCTGCTGCGATTTTAAGAAATCCGCAAGCTGCTGGGGCGTCAGCTTATAGCTTCTTGCCACCGCCACATAGTCGGTATTTTCAAGCTCCGTTTTCTGTTCCTCCAGCTTGCGGAGTTTGCCCTGCATTTCTGCGATCTTCGCTTTGGTCTTGTCGATTTCCTTTTCCAGTTTTTCTATTTTAGGGTTCAAATTTTACCTCCAATCTGTTTAAGGCAGACGCCCAAATGTATAAAAATGCTGCTGCCAGTAACTTGTGTTGATGTTTGCGTAAGAGATCGGGTCGCCGCAATGGATCATCATTCCGTTCCCCACATAAATCCCCACATGGCTTGCGCCGCTGGTATTGTAGGTCCCCTGGAAGAAAATCAGGTCGCCCGGTTTTGCGTCGGCGCTTGATACCGGGGTACAGACCCCTAAGAGCCCGTCCGCGGTCAGACGCCCGAAATTCCAGCCGCTGTGGTTGACTACCCAGGAAACATACCCGGAACAGTCAAAGGAAGTGGAAGGGCTTGCGCCGCCCCATACATACGGATAACCTAAATACTTTTCCGCCTCCGCAAGCATGGCCGCAAACCGTTCATCCGCAAGGGCCTCCGGCGGTACGTCATAGTCAAAATAATTCCCTCCGCCTCCTGCGCCCACTTCCGGCAAATGCCGCTCGCTGGTATCTCCGGTGTCGGCAAAGTAGAGGGGATTTAAGTATTGCCCGTCCACCAGTACCTCCAGATGAAGGTGCGGCCCGGTGGAATTGCCGGTGCTGCCGACCTTTGCGATCACATCCCCGGCCTTGACTTCCTGGCCTGCGGAAACGAGAAGCTGTGAGCAGTGGCCGTACTTGGTGGTAAGGGTATGCCCCTCGTAAGCCTCTCCCTCAATAGCGATGCACAGGCCATAGCCGCCAGCGTTCCCGGCCAGCGTGACCCTGCCGTCATGCCCGGCTAAAATATCCGTGCCCTGTGCCATGCCGATGTCAACGCCGGTATGGTAATCCTTTCCCCCGCTGATGGGGTGGACCCGGTAGCCGTAGTAGCTGGTAACATAGGGGAGCCAGTTGGTGCCGAATACATTTTCCACATACTGGCGGTTCCCTTTGGTCTGCAATAAAATCTCGCAGATTTCCTTCTGTTCTTCATTCATGCGGGAGACGGCCAGGTTTTCCAGCGGCGTGGCCGTAAGTTTCACATTCAGGATGCGCCACTCATACGGCACTTCTTCCTCGGTTTCCTCGCCGGTCTCCGGGTCAATGGTGGTTTCCGTCCGGTAGCGGATTTCCGTTTCCTCGCTGAAAGATAGGGAATACTGCTCCTGAAATAGCTGCCGCAGCACGCCCTCCGCTTCACTGTAAGAAAAGTCCTGATAGACAGCGGTTAAGTAGCCCATCAGCACGTAAGGGTCATGCTCGATGGCGCCAATGTTATAACGGTACTCGTCATAGCCGGGGCGGTCGGATTCCACCCGGCCAATCTCCATCTGTAAATCCGTTTCCCATTCGGTATAGGAAAGCTCTGCCTGGTTGATGTCCTGGTCCTCCGCCAGATAGGTGGAAGCCGCCAGGCTCCCCAGGCCTCCGGTACCAATATTGGAAAATGAGGACAGCACAGAAGCAATCAGGAAGAATACCAAAAGCAGGAGAATGATAATGGCACAGGCTACCGGGTGCCGCCGGATCGTCCTGCCAATGCTGACGACAATCTTTTCCGTAGTGACAGCGGCGTCCTTTGCCCGTGTGCCGGCTTTTTTTGCCTCCCGCGCTGCTTTGGCGTACTGGCGTTTCAATTTCTGTTTCTGCCACATCCGCGCCAGGACATTCTTCTTTAATTCCGGGTTGTCATATAACGCCTGCCGGTAAGACAGGCCCGCATTTGCCCTCACAGACTTTTGCTGTAACTTTGATACCCTCCGGTAAGGCGCTGTTTTGTGCCGGTGGTATGCTGTGCGAAGTCCTGCCTCCCCCACAAGCTCGGTCCGGTGGGCCGCCTTAATGCCGATATTTTCATCCTCCGCCTGGTAAATCTTTTTATGGGCATAGCCAATGGCTGTATTTGCGCCGGCTTTCACCGGGCGCATGGGAAGGGAGCCTTTGACATGGGCCCGCTGGGATTTCACCTCCTGTTCAAATTTCAGGTGTTTTTTCGCTTTCCCGGTTTCCGGGTCGGAAGCGGTCTCAATCCGCAATTTACGGCGGGAGGGCAGACACGCTTCGGCCTGTTCTAACTTCTCCGTAGTCCGCTCCGCTTTCCGCCTTGCCTGCGTCAGCTTGTTGTCTTTGGCCTCCGGCGGCAGCTCGTCGGCGGTAAATTCCAGCTTGGAAGGTTTTTTCGGCTCAACGCCTCCGCCTTCTGTCTGCACCGCCTGTTCCTCGGCTTTTGCAGCCTCATGGAAACGCTGATAGTATTGGTTTCCGCGCTGGCGTGTCCGGCTTTTGTGCTCTGTCCGCCCAGAATCCCTTTTTGCCGCTGATGTGCCAGCCTCCAAAGGAACAGGTTCTCCGGGATCATGCCCGGAGCCATGCCGCAGAGCATCCTCTGAAAACGGCATCCGCCCGGAAGTGTCCTGGGAGGAAAATTCCTGTGCCGTTATATAACCGTTGTTATTTCCGGCAACAGGTTCCGATCCGTAAGTTTTCGCCTGCTGTGTTACTTCCGGCGTGGCCTGCAAAGGGTCCGCCTCCATCGGAAGCGGGACCGCCTGCCGATGGCTTCTTGAAGCACCGGGAGAAGGGGCATCCCTTGCCCGGCGCAGGTCAAAATCCTGCCCGCCCTGCCGCGGCGTCATGCGTTCCTCCTTATGGGAATCCCGCGCCGGCATCCGGGCATCTTTCTGTTTTCTCTGAAATTCCCCGTCACGTTCCGTTATCCTCACCTCCAGTCATGTTTAATAAGCTGCATTTCCTCACGCCTTTGTCCCCGCCACTTCATCGGGCCTGGTCGTTAAGACGCTGTACAGCAAAGTATCCTTCGGGAAGTGATCCACAAATGGGATAATCACATTTCCAAAGAACAGAAGCCCTTCGCCGGGGCCGGAATGGGTCACATAGGAAAGCTGGTGCGGGGAAATCCCAAGCTGCTTTGCCAAAATCTGTCGGTCCCCCTGAGCCTGGTTGAGCATGTAGATAAAATCCGAGTTCTCGAAAATATTCTCAATCTCACGGGAAGCCAGAAGATCCTTTACGTTCTGGGTCAGCCCTGACGGGATCCCGCCCCATTTACGGAAGCGTTTCCAGATTTCCACGCTGAAACTTCCGGTCTGGCCTTTCAAAAGGAGATGGAATTCGTCAATATAGAACCAGGTAGTCTTGTGTTTGGAACGGTTGGCGGTGACACGGTTCCAGACCGCATCCTGCATAATCAAAAGCCCGATCTCCTTTAACGCTTTTCCCAGGGATTTGAGCTGGAAGCAGAGTACCCGGTGTTTGTCCATCTGGATATTGGAACGGTGGTTGAATACATTTAAGGAACCGTTGACATAGATTTCCAGCGCCGTGGCGATATTCTGCGCCTCCGGCTCCGCCTGCTTCAAAAGCAGGTCGTAAAGGTCGCCCAAAACCGGCATTTTCTCCGGGCAGGGATCCTGCAGGTAATCCCGGTACACCAGCCTAGTGCAGCGGTCAATGATGGTACGCTCAATCGGGGAAAGCCCCTCCTTGCCGCCGATAATCAAATCGCACAGAGACAGGATAAAGTCACTTTTTAAGGTGATAGGGTTCTCGTCGTCCGAATAGTCCAGGTTAATATCCATCGGATTGATATAGTTGGTGGAAGTGGGGGAAATATCAATGACCTGCCCCTGCTCCCCAAACTGTTCCACCAATGGGCCGTACTCATTTTCGGGATCCGCAATGATGATGTCATCCTCCGTCAGAAGGAACACGTTGACGATCTCACGCTTGGCAGAGAACGACTTGCCGCTGCCCGGCGTCCCCAGGAACAGTCCATTTGGATTCTTTAAGTTCTTGCGGTTCGCCATAATCAGGTTGTTGGAAAGGGCGTTCAGGCCATAATAAAGCGCCTCCCCCTCCTGGAACAGCTCACAGGTGGTGAAAGGCACAAAAATGGCGGTGCTGCTTGTGGTAAGCCCCCGTTCAATCTCCACCTGGTTCAAACCCAGCGCAAGGGAGGATATAAGCCCCTGTTCCTGCTGGAAGTCCAGCCGCTTTAAGGCACAGTTATATTTCTGGGCGATACCGGAAGCGGAGAGAATATCGTTAAACAATTTCTGGCGCTTCGGTGCAAGATTCTCCACCAGCACCGTCACCAGGAACATCCTTTCATTCCGGCTCTGTAAATCCTGCAAGAGATTTTTCGCTTCTTCCCCATAGGTGGCAAGGTCCGTAGGTATGATGTCCATGTCGTACCCAGCCCGGACCGCTTTTTTCTGTTCCTCAATGGTCATTTTCTGTAAGTCCGACATCTTGCGCTTGATATTTTTAATCGCCTGGGTCTGGTCGATGGACTGGATATGCAGGTTGACCGTCACGGCATCGTCCAGATCCAGAAGCTCTGCCAGCAGCCGGTCTGTCAGCTCCGGGGCTAAAATCTGTAAGAAAGACACTGCCCCGGAATGGTCGGCCACCCGGAAGGTCTTTCCATCCCTGGAAAACGACATGCCGGAGGGCGCGATAAAATCTTTGGTGGAAAGCCCGGTCTTTGGCAGGTCCGCCCAGGTAAAGCGGAACTTTTCCTGCCCGTCCGGGTGGAGCTGGCTGTGCAGAAGTTCCAGACGCTCCAGGCCGTTTAAGGGCCTTGCCTGGACTCCCAGGGTCTTAAAGTTCGCCAGCACATCTGTTTCAATCCGTTCCAGCCGCATTTTTGCGGTCCTAAGGTCGTCCGCCTCAATGCCGAAGGTGATATATTTGCGTTTGGTAAGGCCGTTGTTGCCCTTTTGGAGCTGCCCCTTTAACATATCCGCGTATTCTTTACGGATCCCGTCATATTCGTCGCCGCGGGCGGGGATCTCAATGCTCTTTGCGAAATCCTGCATATTCGCCCGCTGGTTGATAAAAGTAAGCTGCACATGGATGGAGGCGTCAAAGTAATTTAAGAAATCACAGTACCCCTCAAAAATCTGCGCTTTGTCCTCCGCCTGGGCGAGCTGGTAGTTAATATCGAAAAACTGCACGGTCTTGGTGTAAAGCGTGTCCGTCAGCCGGCAGATCCCATCCTTATACATTTCCCGGTAGGGAATACTCTGCTGGGCCGTCTGCGGGGCATCCGCCCTAAGCCCGGCGAGAAAGCCGCCTTTTTTCGGCGGCTTGTTAGAGGCAGTTTTATTTCTGCCTTTTGCTGCGTCGGCCCTGGTCTTTTCTGCCTGCCTGATGTTCCTTTGCAGACGTTTTTCCTGGGCCTCTTGCTGTTTTGTTTTTGGCAATCCTTGTAACCTCCTTTTTTGACATGGTTTTATATAGGTTTTCCGTCCGGTAGGGGCGTTCCTTCGGCCAGAGCTTATAGCGCAGCCGGTTTTTCAGAAGTTTCTCCGCCGGCTGCCCGTCCCGCTCATACATGGCGAAGAAGAAAAAGGGCATCATCAGGCCGATCATCAAAAGCACCGACGCGGAATTGCCGATGGCGCCCCTCGTCAGGAAATAGGCCGGCAGGCCCACAAGACCGCCCAGGCTGAAACAGATGAGCTGGCGCTTGGTAAGGCCCGCCGCCACTTTTGTCTTGACTTTCGTTAAGTCTTTGGGTACGGGTACATAGGGCATTTATTTCACCTCCCATCGTGATAGAATTTCATTATCGTGCGCCGGAATCATGGATCATTTCCTCCGCGGCCGGTGGTCTCTGCACCTTCTGAATCGCATCCTGCAGCCGTTCCCGCAGAGATCTTGGCTGCTCTGCCCGTTCCTCCTGAGGAGAGGAAATATCTTGAACCAACAACTCCACGGCAATACAAGCGTTTGTGTCGGCTGCTGGACAATATTTGACAACTTCCACTAATGGACGGTCGAAACGTAGCAGATAATCAATTTCTTCTGCTGTCAACGAATTTTCTCCTGTCAGATAACGGTAAGCGGCCATCACGGAGGCAATTTCTTCCGACCGGTCTATCAGTTCCCTGTTAGAGCAATCCTCCAGCTTTTCCCTGTAAATGTAATAATCCTTGCCGACCAAGGACATCAACTCCAGATATTTCCGATTCTGTTCTTCCGGTTCGCTTAGTTCTTTTGGAAATTTCCGATCCGCTTGGATTTCCTCCAAAAGTTCACAGATAGGAAAGCTATGAGCATGGGTATTTTCTTCCCAGCACCACCGGGCCACATCTAACGGATCCTGAAAGGAAAGAAGCGCCTCCACCTCTGCCGGGGTAAATTCATGTTCCGCCTTCAGGTAATAATGAAGCTCCGAAAACCCCTGCAATTCGTAAATGCTGCCGATATTCTGTGCGTCCAGCATATCTGCATGGATCTTCAGGCACTTGTCCAGCCGTTCCATCAACAGCCGTTTTGCATCCTGTTCTATAAAAATCACTCCTTCCTCCCTGGCATTGTAATACTGGATTCCACTTCATTTCCCCACACATCCCAGCCCGGCGTCTGCTGCCTTGCGAACAGCTCCAGCCTGGGCTGGTCGCCCATGAGCTTTACGATTTTTTCCCGCACCTCGTCCGGCTTTTTGCTGTGCTGCTCGATATGGGAGATCACAAACTGGTGGATCCCCGCGCACTGGCGTTTCGGGTGGCCTCTGGTCGCCAGCAGGCAGACCTCGGCATTTGAGCGGGTCCAGAACCCCATCCCGTAAAACCAGGAATCCGCTTTCCGGTTCTGTTTGAGCCAGAGGAAGGCTAAAGTCTTATATCTGAATCCCCATGCCTCCATCACCCGGAACGCCTCATTAAGCTGCGGGAAGGTCGCCCACAGGAAAAGTGCGCTGTCTTTAGCGGCAAGTTCCGCCACCGGCAGCGCACATATATCCTCCATGCTCATGGTGGGGTAATGGTTTTCCGCCACGCCGTTGCCGCGCTTCATATCGTAGCGCCAGGGCGGGTCCGCATAGATCACGCTGTATTTCTTTGTTTCCGGCATCAGCGTTCCTGCCCGTTCTTAGCCGGGGCGTCTTTCACCGGCTGGCTTTTGACTTTCCCGGCATTTTCTTTTAAGGCGCCGGACAGGGAAGGCTTCTCCGCCGCGCCCTTTGTGGCTTCAAGGGTGGCCTGCAAGTTTTCAATGGCCTGCCCGTACCCGTCAAGCAGGGCGTCGTTTAACTGCTTTCTGAACTCCGCCGTCACCGGCCAGCAGACATCCTTCCAGTTCCCGTTTTTGTCCTGGGTGGAAGGCATGTTCACATACAGCCCCTTTTCGCCGGAACAGATACGGAAGCCGTCAATCTTGAAGCATCCGCCGATGGTCACGTTGGCAAAGGCTAGCAGGTTCCCCATCGGCGCGATTGGCCGCACCCTCACGTCCAGCGGCAGACCGCCCGCTGTTTCCGGCGCCTGCATTTCCGGGATTGTATTTTCTGTATTTGTTTTACTCATAAAATGAAATCCTCCTTATTCTGAATCTGAATTATGCTATCTTGCGTTAAATATGGATTTGGATAACGAACCTGTCTTAAACAGGGCAAAGGCCAGCAGGACCGTATAGCCCGCCGTGCCCCAGATTGCGCCGTGGATGTCGCCGGAGGCCGGGATCGACTGGACCAGCACCGCATAAATGGCGACGCAGACCAGGATCAAAAATCCCTGGAACCCCAGCGCAAAGAGGGAACGGAGGTACCCCGTCCCCATCTGCCCCCATTCCCGGTTAGCCATCGTGGAGAAGGGGATCGGTGCAAGGCTCACGGTCAAATAAATTTCTATCATCCTGCCGTAGACAATGACGAAGATCACAATGGACAGCACCCACATGCACAGGTTGATGATGTTGGTCTCCAGCCAGAGGCCGATAAGCTCCCACATCCCCATTGCTTCAAGCTGCGTGGAAAGGTCCGCAAGGGCGGCCTCCACATCAAGGCTGCCGTTTATCACGCCCGCGCTCTGCGATACCACGTTCTGGGCGACGTCGAACACCGCCATGACAATCGTAAAACAGTTGGTGAGCAGGTAAGTGGCAACGAAGGTCTTAAAAATCCACTTGAAGATGTTGAATGTGTCAAAGTCGTGCATGTTGTTCTTCTCCAAAATCATCTGAATCAGCTCATACACAAGGACAAAGGTCAGGATCATGCCCGCAATGGGAATGACGACGGTTTCCGAAAGGTTCTGTATCATGGAAAACACGCCGCCATTCCAGCCCTGCGGGGTCTGCCCGACCTGCCCGGCCACATCCGCAACCTGGCTGTTGACCGAATCGAAAATGCCGGTGTACTGCCCGGTGATGGCTTCAATCAGGCCCTCCTTAATCCAGTCTGTTATCCTTTCAAACAGACTGCCCATAGGTCAGCCCTTAACCGAACAGGCCGGCCAGCAGCGGGATCAGGGTTGCGCCTACCAGGGCGATACCGCCGCCCGCCATAAGCTGTTTCATACCCTGGCTTTTGGCTCCCGGATTGTCATTGCCGTAACCTTCCAGAAGGTTGATGACGCCCCATGCTCCAAGGCCCGCTCCCAGGGCAATTACCAGAATCTTCAAAGTGTCAATCGCGCTCGCAAAAAATGCCATATAGTTCCTCCTTATTTTTGAAATGATTTTGTGAAGCGGCCGCAGACGGCCGGAAACGAAAAAAGCCGCCGCACTGTTTTGGAAAATCTGCTTCAAACAGCACGGCGGCATGGGGCAGGGTAAAACCTGCATGGTATTCAGTTTTCAGGGAGAATCGCGGATCCTCAAAAAAGACCTCCTTTCCGGGTGACAAAACAAAAGCCTGCCAGAGCGTAATGCTTTGACAGGCAGGAACAACGTTATGTGGTCTGCGGTTCCAGATCTTCGGCTGTGACCTCATAATTGCGGTACAGCTCTCCGGGACGCATCGGCATCCGGGTGGATAAGAATTTCTCAATATCAAAAGCGTTCTTCTCATTGTAATCGGAGAGCAGCTTATAGTTCGGGTGTTTCGTTATATCATACTTCCGGGAAAGGAAGGGGCGCACACCCCTGATCTGCAGTAAGCATTTCCCGCCGTCCATGACCGCCAGCTCGTCCACGGACATCAGATCCTTGCCTAACTTCTGGAAGTTCTGCCCGTGGGATTCCTGGTTGCCTTTGGTGACGCTGGTGTTATACAGGTCGATGGTCTCTTTTCCTAAAAGGGAGTTCCAGCTTTTTAAGGTGGTTTCCTCCTTGCCTCCCAGGAACAGGGAAGCGTCACAATTCCCTATGATGGTGTCCATGTTGTCCTTATAAAGCGCCTTTAGCTGGCTCTGGGCCTGCAGCACCAGGCACGCGGAAATCTCACGGCTTCGGATAGTAGCCATCAGCCGCTCCAGGTTGGGGATCTGGCCGATATTGGCCGCCTCGTCAATGAGGCACCGCACATGAACCGGGAGCCGCCCGCCATACACATCATCCGCCCGCTCGCACAGACGGTTGAACAGGATGGAATAGATCAGGCTGATAAGGAAGGCAAAGGTGCCGTCCGTGTCGCTCATAATGAGGAACAGGGCGGTCCGTTCATCCCCCAGCATATCCAGGTCCAGCTCGTCATACATGGTGATCTCCCGGACCTCCCGGATGTCAAATGGCGCCAGCCTGGAAGCACAGCTAATCAATATGGATTTTGCTGTCTTGCCCGCCGCCAGCTTGTATTTTTTATACTGCCGCAGGGCGAAGTGGTCCGGGTCTTTCTGCTCCAGGGCGTCAAAGAGAAGGTCAACAGCGTTTTTGAAACTCTCGTCATCCTCCCGCACCTCCATAGCGTTCAGCATTTCTACCAGCGTGGCAAAATTCTGTTCGTTGGTCGGGGCCTCGTAGTAGATATAGCCGATCAGCGCCGTGTAGAGCAGGGTTTCCGCCTTGACCCAGAAATCATCCCCGGCTTTTCCCTCGCCTTTGGTGTTGGCGATTAAGGTGGTAACAATCTTCAAAATATCCTTTTCCGAATGGATATACGCAAAGGGGTTAAAGTGCATACTTTTCTGGAAGTTAATGGTATTGAATACCCGGATTTTATAAGGCTCATACACGATCTTGCCCTTTGCGTTCCGCACCGGTTTCCCGTCTTTATCCAGCTTTGGTGTGCCTCTTTGCAGCATTTTCCCGCACTCGACCAAGACGGTGCCTTTCGGGTCGGTGACAACATAGCTTGAGTGCATCTGCATTAAGTTGGGCTTGATAAAAAATCTTGTCTTACCGGAACCTGAACCTCCGACTACCAGCACGTTTTTATTCCTGGCATGGGCCGGGTTTTTCGGCCTGCCGTTTAACATTAAGCCCTCGCTCTGGGTGAGGATAACATTGTTTTCCGGCTTTGGATCCATGAACGGTGCTATGTCCGTTTTATTTCCCCAGCGTGCGGAACCGTACTCTACATTTTTGCGGTATTTTTTCGCATCCTTTCCTTTGAGATAGACCGCCAGACGGACAGCGGCAGCGCCGCATAATCCCACCAGCCAGTCCAGTGCGGCGCCCGGCCACATGCTCTGAAAGGCAAGCGCGAATCCTTCCGACAGCCCCAATAATTTCTGTGAAGCGTCCGCCCCTGGGGCAAGGCGCACCGCCTCGCCCAGCTTAGCGAATACCAGAAGGAACAAAAGATAGGGCAGATGTAAGATCACCTGTTTTTTCAGGGCATCTTTGTCTATCTTCATCGTTCCGGCCCTCCGTGCTCCTTGTTTTTCACCCGGTCGCGGCCAAGGGCCTGTGCCAGCTCTTTGAATTTATGAAGCTGGGTAAGCAGCGACGGCCTGGTGCTGCGGGTGAGGTCTTTCTGTGTATATTCCTTGAAAGCCGCCGTCAGCGCATCCGCCTGGTTCGCCTTGAAATAGACCGTCCACTTCGGCGGATTAGTCCCCAGCTCTTTTTCTATGTGGTAGCGGACTTGGTGTTTCCTGGCGTACCGTTCAAACGAGCGGATCCTGCCGGACACTTCAATGGTGTTGGCACCGGGGTCTTTATAGGTCAGCCGCTTCATGCTGTTACGCCCGACCTTCGGGGTGGTGCGTTCCTGCTCCATCTTTTGAAGCACGGCGGCAACCGCCGCACGCAGAAGCCGCCCGGACAGCTTTGCCGCCTGTATGGAGACCGATACGGTCCGCTGTTCCAGATCTTCCTGCATTGGCATCCTCCTTCCTGATAGAATCTGTATTTATAATAGGAAATAACGGTTTATCTGGCATCCCCGATCACCTGCTGGCGGGGCGCATGTTCAAAGGCTTTTACCGCCTGGTCCACCTGGATCTTTGCGTGTTTCAGAAGCGTCTTGATGATGGTCGCCGGCTGGTTATGTTCCTCCAGGTGATTTACCATATCCTCACAGCCGTCCGGGAGGTAATCCGCCATTGCTTTGCAGGCATCCTCCAGGCTCCCGATAAAACCCCAGCAGCTATCCGACAGCTCGCCGTTTTTGTAAAGCTCAAAGCCGTAACATTCGCCCCGGAGGTAGGAGTCATAAACGGCCACCTCGCTTTTCATCAGATCCTCCGCTTTTTTTCGGACAGCCCCGGTCATTTTTTCAGTGTCAAACTCTTTTAGGGCGTCCTCTTTGGAAACATAGATCCAGCCGACCTGCCCGCTGTCCCAGGGATCGTGGAAGCTCTCGGTCTGCATGGCAAGCCCGCTATGATCCATAAGATAGAGGGGCATCATAATGTATTTTTCAGAGATTACATTCAGCATGGCGTCGTCCACCGCCCGTTCTTCCGTCTTTGGCCCGTGCCGGAACCGGCTGCTCACAATGTTTACCATCCGTTCATACCGGTCCATGCCGGGCTCGTCATGGCCAACGGTATTCAGGTACATCTCCCGCAGGAAATCATCTTTATCCATGTAATTGTGGCTGTCACCCAGGGCATAGCGGGAGTGGAAGCATACCATCGTCCCGAAATGTTCGTCTACCTCACGGGGCGAAATCAGAATGTCGTCCGGCTGCACCATAAGCACATAGGAATCCTGTACTGCCATCAGCATAAATATCAGCTCCTTTCCGGTTCCTTTGGCTTTTTATCCGGTGCTTTGGCCGCCGTCTGTGCCGCCTGTTTCTTTGCGCTGTCAAGCTGCTCCCTTACCGAAAGGTCTTTTTTTGCCTCCGGCGCTCCCGTAACGATAAAATCCGGCAGTTCCTTAAAACCGATACTGTCCACGTACCAGGCGGTATCGGATCCATTTTCATGGAGGACTACCACATCGGAAACGGAAAGGGAGTGCCCCTTAAAATCTTCCGGGTGGTCGATGTTGAAACGTCTGTAAATATCTTCCAATGTTTCACCGGGCAAAAGTTCCGTTGCATAAACCATCTGGTAATTGTCCCTGTCTACCGGGAACCCTTTCTTTTCCAGCCAGTCAAGAGACATAAACTGCAGCCCGTCCGTGCTGTCCGATAAGTCAAGCTGGTAAATAGAGCAGGTGCGGATTTCATATTCCTTTTCATAAGAGGCAATGCGCGCCAGCAGTGCTCCGGCCTCATTGTCCAGATGTTCCTCCTGAATGACGGCTGCCAGCCTCATGCGTATCTTTCCGGTCTGCCCGGAAAGAAGTTCCTCCGCCATGCGTTCTTTTTCTTCGTGGGAATCCGGGTACAGATCCGCATAATCGCCGCTGTACTGCCGGAAGAATACATCCAGGTCGAAGGCCAGATCCGTGGAATCTTCCAGCCGTATTTCTTCCTGCAGCGCCTCCTGTGCCGCCATCTGCGCCCGCTGTGCCTCCTGTTCTTCAAGGGAAGGAACCGGCTGCTTGACCGCCAGGATTTTTCCGGCAATGCGGATAAACTGCTCCGGGTGTTCAAACTGCTGCCGGTATTTCTCCATGAGGTCCGCGGGAAGGGTTGCAAAATTTTCCTCCCCCAGGCCAACGATCAGGAAGTTCCCGGCAACAATATCATAGATGTTCCCATCTTCATCATAGAGCGCCCGGTTTAAGGGCAGCCCCATGAGTTTTCCTTCATCGTTGCAGATCAGCGCAACCGGATCCTCATAGGGATAAACCGGTTGAATAATCCCGCCGACTGCCGCCTGCAAGGAGTTCAGCCCGCCTTCAATCTCTGCCTCGTAGGGTGTTTTCCCCGGCTCAACCATCAGCACCTTCATAACTGTATATCCTCCTTCTTTTTATTTGCCGCCTTCGGTTCCGCACCGGCTTTTTCCTGCAATTTCGCCGCAGACAGCTTTCCCAGCACAGAAGGCTTTTCTTCCTTTTCAGGCGTAGAAATACCACCATCCGAAACTTCGGCGGCGGTGTGTTCTGATTTGACAGGTTCCTGCCCCTCAACCGTATAGCCCGGCAGGAGGGCGCCATATACGGTAAAATGGCGTTCATATTCCTTCGGGACTGGCGGCGAAACCTCCGTAAACAAATGGGAATAGGATTTCTTGCGCCCCTCCAGGTATTTCATAGCAGCAGCCTTGTCCGTATAGCGCTTCTGGTTCTGCCCGGCGATCTTCTTGCCATAACCATCTTTCGGGGAATTTATATACAGATCCCAGGTCACATACCAGGCAACCGGCACACTCTGTTTTGTTTCCCGGTCATACTTGGTATCTTCCCGGACACTGCAGGTCATCTTATAGACCCGGTTGCTGATCTCCTGGGCGCTCCGCCAGTTGTCTGTGTCCTTCCACTGGTTACCCGTATGTTCCACCTCCGGGGTCCGCAGGTAGGAAATCGCCCGGTCAATCATCTGCGTGGCGGCAGCCTGCTGTTCCCATTGTTTCGCTGCGGCTACCACAATGTCATAGGCTTTCTGCTCACCGTCGATACTTCCCTGGCGCATAGCCGCAAGGCTTTCTGTTCCCATTGCAATCAGGGCAGAAATATCAACATCTTCACAGGAAACGCTGTGCTCGACCTTCAACTCATATCCCGGCTCTAAATGGTCGCCGTACCGGTAAGCACGGTAATCTTTATTTTCTTCCAACTTTCCACCTCCTAAATCTCCGGCGCATGGCTCTTTTTCGGGATCTGCTGTGCCGGGGCTGTTTTTTCTGCCGGTTTCTTTGCTGCAAGCTGCTCCATCACCGAAGGACGGCCGCCGCCAAATATGGAGAGCTGGCCGTCCGGCGCCTCCTTTATCCCTGAGGCCGGAAGGGGCAGCGTTACATCTGCATGGGTCAGTATCTGCTCCCGTTTCAAATCTGCCACGATCTCGTCAAACACTGCATTGATGGCTTTTCGTTCCTCGCCCTCCGGGAAGGCTTTTATGACCTCCATTTCCCCGTTTTTCCCAGCAGCCAGCGTAAGGGCGCAGTCGGCATGGCCCGCAAGGTAATCCGAAGCATAGGGCAGCCGGTCCTTCACATAACAGGCAAATGCCCTGGCCGTCATTTCCGTATTGCTTTCCCAATAGCCGCCGTCTTTCTCACATTCCTTTCCCATGCGTAGGGAGTTCCGGTAAAAGTCCGTTTCCACCCGCCCAATCTGGGGTGCCTCCTGCGACTGCATCCCGGACAGCATGTGCTCGAATATTTCCAGGCGTTCCCGCTCGCTTTTGGGGATCACCCGGCCGGTGACGGATTTCTTGAAGGAGCTGATCTTTTCCACGGATCCGTCCTCACCGGAAAGGAACGCTTCTTTCAGGGATGCATAGGCCTCCATCTGCTGCTCATTCCCATACCGTTTCAGGGAGCCGAGCACTGCGGAATCCAGCCAGCCGGCCGCATTCTTCCGGGTGCGTTCTGTCTGCGCTTCGGTCCGCTTTGCCGCCTGCTCCGGCGTCTCCGGCTTATACTTCATGGTATCAATCAGCTTTTGGAATGGGGCATAGAGGCGGGGCTGCTCCGATAGCATCCCTTTCGCGCCCATCTTTGTGCCCAGGTAGTCGTCAAGCCCGTGCCACCATTCATGTGCCAGGGAACCTGCCCCGTGCATTTTGGTAAGATTGATTACTTTACGGAGAGGTTCATAATGGGCCGCCGCGTTGCCGCTGCCCCTGGCGCCGAAAGCGATAGCAAGTGTTCCCTGATAAGCAATATCCTGATCGCTGACCTTTAGGACAGATGCCAAATCTTTGAGTGCCTCAAATCCCATGTTAAGGGACGTCTGCCGGTCGTTCTGGTTCATCCAGTTGCCGAACTCGCCACCCCGGAACCCGAAGGTATCAAGATAATGCTGCCCGGTAATCTCTGCGCCGCTGCGGTAATCCGGCCCGGTGCGCTTTACATGCGCAAGCTGGGGCGGCACAAACCGGGTCTTTCCGCTTTTGGTTTGGCCCTTTGCCAGCTCCTGCACCCATTTCAGGGCAGCCTCCCTTGTTTCAAAGTTGGCCTGCAAAATGGCATAGCCCTTTGTCACATAGTAAGTACCCGGTTTCCAGTCATTATTTTTGGAATAGGTATTCTTTCCGTCGTTGAAATGGATTGCATATCCTTTCGGCACCTTCTGGCCTTTGGAAACGCCAAACTGTTCCTTCTGCGCTTTCTGTGTGAAGTTCCGTTCAAAATAGGAAGCGGAGTAGGCCATCAGGTTTTTGGACAGCTTATTGGTGATCACCGGGTTGTCCTGTCCTTTCTTCGTTGCCCGGTAGTGGGCGCCGCCGCCCCAGCCCTGCACCTGTTCCAGATACCCGTTTTCTACAAAGAAGCGGTCATAGGCCCTCATGGCGTCCTCCATGGTGCGGATCCCTGAAACCACCTCCTGTAACTCCCGGACGGTCTGGATATATTCTTTCTGTCTGGCAAGCCGTTTTTCCGGCGTGTCGTCCGTGCGGTAATACTGCGGGGAAGCGTTCAGGCTGTCCCTTGCCTTTTTGATGAAATACACCACCCCAAGGGGAACCCCTTCATCAAGCATGGCTTGGTAATCCGGCTTTTTCCAAATGTTATCCTTTTTTACAAATTTCTCGGCCTCGCGGTCGTTCATGGCGTCAAGATCGTCCACATACAGGCCCCGGTCCTTCCATAAATCTTTTTTTGCACCGCCGATCTTTTCGCCAAAATCTTCATGTACTCCTGCCAATCATCATCACCTCCAGTCAATGTAATATCTTTACCGCTCCGGGGCAGGGCGCCGTTCTTCGTTTTTGTGAAGCTGCGGCCGGTTTCCCATGAGCCGGTCTGTCTCCCTGCGGACCAGCTTATCCAAAGCGCCCAGGTCCTCCGGTGCAATGGCAAATTCCCGGTAATTTTCATACCAGAGGCCCGTAGTGACCGCCGCAATGGGAGCCAGCTTTTCCGGCCCGGAAGGCAGGAGGCGGTAGACCGGGGCCTCTCCGTCAAGAAGCATCTGCCGGGCGGTGCCCAGCGGTATGCGGTACTTATCCATGTCCGGGTTCTGGGCATCCTCCATATATCCCATGTTCAGCCGTTCCTCCAGATCCTGGGGCATATAGGAAAAAGCCTGGTCTTTCCACTGGCTGAACATGATGGAATAATGGTTCTGCCATTCCGCCACCTGTTCCGGTTCATAGGCAAATCCCCAGCTTTTCAGGGCGTCTTTTTCGTAAAGTTCCATTGCGTTCCATTCTTCCAGGCTGACGGTAACTCTTGAACCGTCTTTGCGTTCCATGCTGACGCCGCCGGGATAGAGGGTATTTTCTTTCATGTCCTGCCGCAGCGTGTCCAGATCCATCATCAGGACGTCGCCGTATAAATGGCCGTCCTCTTTCCGGTCTGCATGGAACAGAAAGGCCCTTGCCCCGATATATTCTGTCGTGAGGGCCATCTGGCGTAAATCCCCCGTGGAACAGTAGGCAAATACGGCGTCGGAGAGCCACATGTGGCGTTTCCCCATGATGGCAATAGAATCCACCCCGGTGTTTGTCGCCAGCGTGCGTAAATTAAATTCACTTTCCCGCAGGAAATCACCGGCAAGGATATGGAGCTCATAGGCGAATACGCCTAAATCCGTATCACGGATCAAATGGATCTGCGGAAGTTCTGTCTGCTGTATCATGTTCTCCGGCATTTAATCCCTCCCGCCTGCCGGGGGCTGCCCGCCGGCAATCTTGCCTACAATCTCCGGGCCGGTCTCATAAATCTGCATGAGCCGTTTGGCCGTTCCGCATGGCTGCGCCGCGCCGCTGGTCCAGAGCCGGACCGTGGAAGGGGAAACGTTCATCAGGAGCGCAAAGCCCTTTTCGTTCATGTCCAGTTTTTCCATCAGCGCCTTAACCATGTCGGGGCCGTAGTCCGGGCACCGGGCAGCTTCGGCAATCATCTGTAAAGCGGTATTTTCTTTGTTCATCATGTTTGAAATCCTCCTTAAATTGAAACAGCCGCCTCTTTTGGGCGGCATGGCTGCTGGCGGTCCTGCATCTGTTGTCTGGTCCGCTGCAATTTTTCGTTGTAATCCTTTCCTGTCCGGGGCGGGTTAATGCCGACCCGGATATGCTTAAAACACGGATCCTCACGGAGCATGGCTTTGATTCTTCTGGCATTTTTAAGTCCTCCTAAATCATTGTCCATGTAGAGGTTGACGCGCCGGATTTCCGGGTGGCGTTTTAGAAATGCCGTCAGCGCAACATGGGAAGTTCCGCCCAGGGAAAGGCGGTAGCCGTCCCATTTCCAGCCTTCTAATTCCTGCAGCGTGGCGTGGGAGAGGGCGTCGATGGGAGCCTCAAAGACCGCCACATTGCGGCTGCCCGGATTCTCCGGCGGGAAACAGAAGCTGTATTCCTTATCGCTGCCATACACATCTTTTCTAAGGCTTCCGGTGATACTGCGCATACAGGCAAACTTCGCTTTTCCTGTATCGTCTTTCCCAACAAACACACAGACCGGCTCGCCATGATACCGGGCCTCATAGAACAGCCCTGCCCGGAAGCACCGGCTGATAACCTCGCTGCTGATCCCACGTTTTTGCAGATAGGAAACGGCGGCGGTGGCGCACCGCCTGGCCCAGGGGAGGGAAAATGTTTTCTTTTCCGGTTCTTTCTTTTCCTGTTTTGCCTCCGCACTCCGGTAAGCCGGCGCCTGCTGGATTTCCCCGCCCACCAGCGCATGGACCGCATCCACCAGACCGTAGCCCCGGATCTGGATCAGGTAATCCAGGGCGTTAATGCTCCGCCCGCGGCTGTTCCAGTACCAGTACCGTTTCCCGGTCACATAGACCAGGCTGTCATGTTCCTTATGCCGGTAATTTGGCCCGTCGCGCTTCAGCACGCCCGGTTCATGGAACTGCAGGTATGCGAACAGGTCCGCCTCCCGTGCCTCCTGGATCTGCTCTTTGGTTACGCCGGGCATAGCGCCGGCACAGATTTTCGTTTCATCGTGCTCCGCCTCCTTCCTGTGATGAAATGAAAAAAGACGCCCGAAAGCGCCTAACAGCCGTACAGGTCATGGTTGACCTCGGCACGGTAATAGCTGTCCATTGTCGCCGGGGCATTATACAGCGCCGCCAGCAGGTAAGCCTTGATGTTCCCGACCTTTGTGGTGTTCCTGTCGATACAGTCAAAGACATACTCTAAGTGGCTGGAATTGATTTTCAGGAAACGTCCCTTTACCACCTCCCTGGGGAAATCATCCCCTGCGATACGGATATAGGGGCGTTTTGACAGGATCACTTCAAGCATAAGCTCAACCGCTTCATCCATACGCTCCCTGCCATACTGCTGGACCAGGAAGTTATACTCGATATTTTCTTTGATGATTTCACGGTATGCCTCTGCCAATCCTATCCGATCCATCCCATCCAACCCATCGGGGCAGCCTGCCGCCTCCGGTTCTGCCGGATAGATTGATTGATACGTCCTTGATATATCCGTTTTTGATTTTTTCGTTTTTAATGGATCAGTATTTAATTGTGCGGGATTTTCCTGTCCAGGTTCCCCCTGTTCAGGTTTTGCCTGTCCTGGATTTACCTGTCTTGGATTTTCCCGTTTAGGTGGAACGCCTGGTTTTTCGGCAGTTACCGGCTTTTCGTGGATCGTATATTCAATGTCTCCGAGCTGGCCGTTTTCATAGCGGAGGCGCTGTCTGGTGAGGTACCCGTGCCGTTCCAGCTCTTTCAGGGCGGTAGTGATGGAATCCACGCCGTCCTTGCAGATATGGGCAAGCCCCTTGGTGGTATAATCCCAATCCTCCGGCAGGGACAGCATGAGCGAAAGAAGCCCCTTTGCCTTTAAGGACAGCTCCGTATTGCGCAGGTGGTGGTTGCTCATAACGGTAAAGTCTTTTGTTTTTTCTACACGGAATACAGCCAT